TCCTGATAAAGATGTGCTACAACAGATTAGGGGTAGACATTATAACTATCAGAAAGCTGAGTTTGTAGAGACTACTGCTGAAGATGCTAAGAAGTTTCTTTGGAAGCAGGTTCTTATGGGTGACAGCACTGATGGCATACCGGGCATACCAGGTCTCGGGCCTAAGACTGCTGATGCCATTATTGATAACATGCCAAAGTCAAAGTTGTCTTATCACGAGGTAGTATTGTCTCATTATATGGCTAAGTTTGATTTACCTGAAGCTGTAGATAGATTTGCAGAAACATTTAAACTTGTATACATACTTAAGAGTCTAGAAGACTTGCATGAGTCTGCATACTTTGATGCGTTTAACCTCCAAACATTTAATACTGATGAATAGTACAGATAAAAAACAAGTTAAGTGGGCACTAGAAAGCCCGCTAGCTTTGTCTCTTGAAGGCGAGCTTAAGTTTAATAGTAGTAAAGATATTATTACTAGTGTATCTTTTAATGAACCAGAACTTACTATTTCTGTGGGTGACACTCAGATGTTTCGTAAGATGCCCTTTAAAGTAAACATTATTGATAAGACTTCTCCTACGAAGTGTGAGCTAAAGATTGCGTCTAGAACAAAGTCTTCTGTATTTATTATGCCTATGCTTAGTGGTAGTAAAGACTTATACTTTTATAATACTTTGTTTCTGAATTGTTTTATAGCAACAGAAGATTATCCTAACAGTATTATATTGTTGTATAGATTTTCCGGCAGTGCTTTGTTTCTTAAGTTTGAACAGGCTCTCAAGAAGTTTACTACTTTTAAAGATATGATAGATCCAAGCCCTCACCATGTAATGTTTGTGTTTGATATACCTAGTAAGTACAAAGATGATTACAATAAGTTTATACTTGGTAAGTATTCTCATTTCTCTCCTGAGTTGAAGGATGCTATATTTAAGTTTCATAAAACAGATATGCATTCATCATTGGGTCAGATACTTTACAAGAGTGAGAAGCGTCGTCTACGATTGAGTCAGAATCTTGGTATGGAGATACCTACAGACATGGAGTTGTTTGATATACCAGATCCTGAAGATGAAATTTATAATCCAAAAATTTATATAAATGAGTAAAGGAATAGAAAAACAGGTAGGGGATTGGTATCCTTTGCTTGAACCGGTACTAAGTTCAAGTTACTTTAACAGCTTGACTACAACAATAAAGAAAGGTAAAGCAGAAGGTAGGATAATATATCCTGATACAAGGCTTACCTTTCGTGCATTTAAACTCTGCCAGCTAAAAGATCTTAAGGTGGTTATCCTTGGACAAGATCCTTATCATGATGGCAGTGCAACCGGGTTGGCTTTTGCTAACAGCGGTAACGGTCCTAGAATTAGTCCTAGCCTTGGCTGGATTAAGAAAGCTCTAGAACATGATTATGATACACTATGTCTTGACTTTGACTATGGTCTTACTAGTTGGGCTGATCAAGGTGTATTGTTATTGAACACTGCGCTAACTGTGGAGAAAGGTAAAGCTGGATCTCACATGGTGCTTTGGAATACATTTACTAAAGAATTATTAACTTCGTTGACAAATACTAAAGATGATATTATATTTGTACTATGGGGCAAGAAGGCCCAAGACTATGCAAAGTTCATTAAAGGAAATAATAAGATTGTCACTGCTCCGCATCCCGCTGCTGATGCTTACACTGGTGGGTCTGCTGGGTTTCATACTAGTGGCACCTTTCGTGCTATTAATGACTTTCTTGATATTCCTATTAAGTGGAATACACGTTGCGGTGAGCCTTTGCCTTTTGAGCGTGATGAAGCTCCTTTCTAAATTTTAAATTATGAAACAGTTAGCAAGAATTATTAAAGACTGTGGCCACCGTGGAAAGGTGGGCCACATTTATGAAGTGATAGAAAAGAATCCACGAGATGGATTTAGATTAATAATGCCAGGTCAGAATCAGTTTACGTTTTGGTATCCAGAAGATTGTGTTGAACAGGTAGAACCTGGTGCATGCACTGTGCCTGCTTGGGCAGAAAAGGTAAAAGCTTTAGAGGAGATTACCACGGGTCTAAATATAGATAAGTGGAAAGTTCCTAAGGATGCTGATTTTGCATGGCACTTGGACAAAGTTACTAAGTCCATTACAGATTTATTGAAGGAAAAGAACGCTGCGTATGGAAACACGGCGTTGAATCCTCTTGGTATCTTTAGTAAGCTTGGTGCAGCTGAAGCTATCAAGGCTAGAATAGATGATAAGTTGGCCCGCATATCTAACAAAGGTCTTAACGATGATACAGAAGACACAGCTAGAGATCTAGTTGGTTATCTTTTGTTACTGTTGATGGCTATTGATAGGGATTAACTTTACTTTGTTCGTACACTTCTAGTATACGTGACATTTGTTTATAACCAGGGAAGAATGGCAACGAGTAATATCCCCATGGGGTCTTATCCCTGTTGTCTTCTCTTTGGGTTATAGCATCTACTACCTCATCCCATGTGTTGTTTGTAGCTTTTAATGCATCTATTACTACACCTGTCATTGGTACAGGAGTTCTGATAAAGCTTACCATTTCATTTGGATTACTTAAGAATCCAAGTTCCATTGCTGTTCTTGACAGTGATGAATACAGTTTTCTTGTGGCCCAAGTTTTAGTGTATAGTCTTTCGTCATCTTCTCCTTTCATACCAAGGGCTAGTAGTGATGTTGCTAGTAGTAATACCATTCGTAGTTCTGCAGCTGCCGCTCTGATTTGTCCTTGTCGCATTGCAAAGTATTCATTGAATGACATCTTTTGTATGTTTGGATTATCAGGATTGTCTTGTAGATATTGTTTGAATAGTTTTTCTGCTACCTCTTTGTTAGCTTTCATTTTGTATCCTAATCCAAAAGTAGTTGCATCAGCTGATAGTTTTAATGCCGTGGTTAGAGTTCCTTTTATTTTACCAAAAAAGTTTTCTTCTAACTGCCATGCTTCACCTGCAATTACACTGTAACGTCCTTGTTCATATACATCTGCTACAGGGTTGTATCTAAATGCGCCTAGTCTTTCTCTAACTAGACGTGGCATCCAGTTCTTAAACTGCATAACAACATTACCAGTTAGAGTTGTGTTGACTACATTAATATCTTCATCAGACATCTGTCCTTTTACAGTTCCACCAACATATCTTACTATACCTCTAAACTTATTCATACCTTCTTCAGACATGCCTTCTATCTTTAAACCATCTTCATTTATAGTTGTTAGTTCAAAAATGGATTTACTTCCTTCTGGTAACAACTCTAATCTTTTAGGCATGCCCTGCTCATTTACACCATAGTTTTGTGACATTGCTATCAAGATATTGTTATCAATCATCTCGTCCGCTTTACGATATGGGTAGTAAAGTTTATCCATAGTGGCGGTCTTTACTAGTTTGCTAGCAGATAGGTTGTTTGCTACACGCATAGTGAAGTCATCTTGCCAAGGCTGGAAGAAGTTTACTAGTCCTAGGTATTTATCTTTTTGTTTATAGAACAGACGATGTGTTTCCGCCATCTGCTTGTTGTTGTAGTGCAGTCCTTTGGCGCCTTCCATATATGCAGAAGCTTTGGCTGCTAGGTATGCAGCTGTACCAGGTATGAATGCAAGTCCTAATACTTTAGCAGAGAAGTATTGCTTGGCTCCTTGTATTACTTTATTCTTACTATAGCCTCCCCAGTCTGCGTCTTTTGTTTGTATACGTTGTCCATACAGATAGAAGTTTACATATAGTTGTTCAAATGTTTCTAGTGTATCTCTAGAATTCATTTTTTCTGCTAGCTTACCTGTCTTATCTAAGAATGCATTACCGGTTGCATCACGCAGCGCAGCTGGATTATCAATTAAGAAACTTTGTAGTGCTAGTATGTGTGCTTCAATTTCTGACTTGTGTGCGTAGTTGTGTACAGATTTGCCCATCAAATATAGCGCACGTCCTAGATCTTTTGTTTTTAAACTATTATCTACCTCTCCATTAGAATTCCTAACCGGTGCCATGTACAGTGCAGGTATAGTTGCAATAGGTAAACCAGTAATCTCGTCTAGCATTCCGCCTTTGAAGTTATCATCTTCACGGATCTTTAATCCTTCTAGCAGTGTATCAGAACTTAAGTCGTAGTTACCTGCAGCTATAGAATCAATTATATCTTGATGTATGTTTGCTATGAAGTTACCTTTAATACCTAGGCCTGACATCTCTGCAAACTTTCTGTTTGTTCTTTGGTAGAAGTCAAAGAATTCTTTCAATGGCTTTCTATCATTTAAGTATCTGTATTTATCAGAATAGTATAGTGCCTCTTTTTCAGGCTTAATCTCTAAGTGGTACCAAGCTTTTGGGCTTGTCCATGCTGAATCCCTGCTAAGATCATGCGCGTTTAACCAGGCCTGTTTCATTGCTTCACGTTTCTTTGCACGAACATTGTTTGGATCAGGTACCTTTTCATACTTACCTGTCTTCTCATTATACTCTTCGTAGTCTGCAAACATTTCATCTATTCTTGCAAACTCTCTTTCTTTCCACTTTTCAAACTTCTCTTGGTAGCCTTCTTTCTTTTGGAATGTTTCTTTTGCCCATGCTACATCATTATTCTTTGCAGCATCACGAACTCTTTGATAGTATTCAGGTGTGTATTTACCAACCAGGTTACCAGTATTCTCATCTATCATAAGATTAAACGCATCCATCAGTGACATGCCGTTATCTTTGGCCCACTGTTCTACACCGCCCTGATATTTTTTTATTTCTTTTTCTAATTCATTTTGTGCACGACGTGTTCTTTGTTGCGCTCTATCTATGTATCCCCAGGCTGTTTGGAATACAGGGTGATCAAATTCTGACGCAGTAGCAAATGTTTTAGTTAAGAAGCTAAACTCTTTTACTAGTCTAGTTGGATCTCCTACACCAAACTCTTGACCCATACCAACAACTCTATCAGCTAGTTCTGATTTTAAGTCCTCGTGTGTTCTTTGTATAACACCACTAGCCCTATCAAATCTTTTTACTAGCTTGTTGTATGCGGCTTCGTCAACCTCTCGTAGATCATTGAAGAAGTCTCTTGAATATTTAGACATGCCCGTGTATAAACTAAACTTATCTATTAAGTCTACTAGTTCATCCATCTCTATGTAGTCTGGATTCTCTGCGCCGTCTGGTAAGAACTTATCTTTTACTCCTATTCTTTTTTCTAAAGATCTAACTTGTCTTGCAACTTCAGTAAGCACAGTATCTAATCCTCCATTCAATTGTAGAGCTGTTAGACTTTGTTGTATAGATTCTATCTCTGCAGATAGTTTATCATATTTTTGTGGATTGTTTCTTACCTTTTTTCTTTTTTGTATCAGTGCACCTTTTCTAGATGTGAGTCTTTTTATAAGTTTATCTATACCTTTATCACCAAATAGCTCATTTGCTAGTGGTATTTGTTGTAAGAACTCATTACCTGACAGGCCCGCCGCTTTACCACCGGCTTCCATTTTGACTACCTTGCCAGTTAGCTGGTACTTACCATCTATCTTTTTACTTTCATACTGCACGTGTATAGGTATAACACGAGATTTTCTTACATGCTTTACACCATACTGTCTTTGTAGTATATCTTTATATGCACCTATCTGCATATTGTACTGATCCATTTTACCTACGTGTGGATTCTGTATAATCCTAGCATTCTTACCATAGCTTTGTACGAACTCCGGTCTTGGTGTAATGAACTTGTAGTCTAGTACATCTACCGTACCATCAGAGTATATAAACATAAGGTCAATTGTACCTGCAGTTTCTTCTGCTACTAAACCTTTTCTACCTATAGGGTCATATACAATCTGCTCTGTCTTTACTACAAGTTCTCCTTCAGGATCTATCTTTGCTTGCATTTCTTTTGCATTTGCATACTGCTCAGCTGCTAAAGAATATAGTACATTAAACTGCCCTTCAGTTAAACCAGACTCTTTTTGTATTTGCTTCTTATCACCTTTCTTTTCAGATAGAAGAATCATTATACGCTCCATGGTGTTGTGATGATTTGTACCACCGGTTCTTTTTATCTCATTGTTGCGATTTTCATTTATTTCTATTGCACGTTCTTTACCTACATTACGTATAAACTGTGCACTAGGCTTATCACTTACCCTGTTAGCAATAATCTTATCTGCCTCTGTATCATAGTAACGCTTAGTTGTTCCCGCGGGATCTAGTACTATCTGTCTACCAAGTGCAGCTAGCTCTTCAACCTTTGCATTCTTTACATCTCTGCTTTCTAGTCTTCTACTAGTTTCATCTAGCTGGTTAAGTATACTCTCAACTCGCTGCTTGTCTGACATTGGATTTGTGTCTTCCGCCTGGAAGAATTGCTCTGTTCCTAGGTCAACGTTCTTTAATTCTTTTATACCATTAAGCTGGTCATTCATTATAGCAAACGACGCCTGCGCAAATGGATCGCTCTTAGGCATCTTAAATGTTTTTCTAATAAAGTTCATTACCTTATCAAACCATCTTCTAAATCTTGATACTTTCTGTGGTGTGTCAGCCCCGGTTTCTTGTGCTACTATTTGTTGTGCAATTACTTTACCTATTGCTTCTTCTCGCATTAGTATAGGATCATTCTCATACTGTTTTTGGTAGACAGGATTGTTCATCACATTGCCAAACGCCTCATACTGTTCTATCTCCCGCATCATGGATTTGTATAGCGGGCTACCTTTTGCTCGTAAGTATTTTACAAAGAAGTGAGCTGCTTCTTCTGGTAGAGTATCTAGTCCGGCCTTGCCTTCTACGACTTCAACAACCCTGTTTAACATGTCAGCTTTTGCTACAACATCTATTGGATTACCATTTGCATCTAGTATCTCATCTACTGCTTTGTACTCTACACCTATTGTATCTAAGAAACTACGCATTTTATTGTTTAGCTCTATGCCCGGATCTCCCTTAGCAGCCACCTGATACTGTGGCGGTAAGAAGTCTCCGACATCATTGAACTCACCAACAGCTGTAGCAAATGGCTCTGCTATGTACTTATCTCTATTGAAGTTTTCTACTATCTCATAAGAGTACAAAGTAGATTGGCCTAACTTTTTATAATTAATACGATGCCTGGTGTTCATCAAAGCATTGTATTCTTTTAATCTTTTGTTTACATTTTTTACCTGCGCATTAGACAAACCTTTGTTAGGGTCTTTAGGTAATCTTAGATCTACCTGGACGTTAGGCGTCTTGTTATTGTTCTTTGTATACATGCTATACGCTCCATACAAACCAACGTTTGATACTAACTTAATCCAGTCTGGGTGTTTTCTATTGGGACATGTAGCCATTTAACATTCAAATATTGTGCGCAACGTATCTAAGTGTGCTGTTAACGCAGGGTTAGTGCTATCAGGTATAACTAGTTTTATGTTTGGATTAGCGTCAAGTAAACTTTTTATTATCACTACTCTAGAATCTATTTCTTGTTGAGTAGATTTGTTACCAGGCTCTAATCCTAGTGGTGGTAGCAAGAAGGTTTTACCTGGGTTCTTCTTTGCTAGCGTATCTATTTTACCTATAGTATCTGCAAATATAGCAAAATCTACCGGTTCTCCATACTGTGCTTTTATAGGTGCAGATATTACATTAGACTTAGCTGTAAATCTTTTTGCTATTGGTAAACCTTTTGCCTTGGCAACTCTAGCCAAACCATTTGCAAATGTTCCCGACTGGTCTACTGGTACAATTGGTATACCATCCATATTAAATATGTCACCTGTAACAGTTTGCTTACCTCTACGCATCTCTTTTACATTTGGATCTAGAGTCTTGTCAGTGTAATCTTTACCATCCAACATAATGTTATTAGTGTTAACCATAGATATTATGTTTCTTGGACCATATTCCTGCAGGAGCATTCCGTTACCTAATGTAGGTATTTGCTCCCATACCATAGTCCATGCTTTTCCTGGAGGTTTCTTTCCTTCAGCTAGTGCTTTAGTTAAAGTTTTATAGTTTGCTTTAGAGTCTTCAGTAAGCTTAAATAATTTTTTAACTGTAGTTTTCTTACCTGCTTTTTTTAATCTTGCCCTTTGCTCTTTTGATAATGATGGGTCAGGTATAATTACAGATATAAACTCTTGAGGAGGAACATTAGGAGATGTCTTTTGTTTAGCAAGTCTTCCAACAACTCTTACAGAATTGCTTGTTCCTCTAGGTAAATCTACTTTTCCTGTTGTTGCTTCATACTCAAACGTATGCTCATCAACATATTGTTTAGTATACTCAGGAACTACAAATGGATTATTAAAATTATTTCTGTAGAATTGTAACCTAAAGTTATCTAGATTAACATTGCTTTGTTCTTTTGTTCCTGCTAAATACTTCTTCAATATAGGCTCAACTATTTCTATGTATTGTTGAGCTGGTATTAAATCCATAAAAGATACAGGAGATGTTTGCTGTCCTGATTGTAGTATTATAAACTTAACAATATCTTTTGCAAGCTCTGGATCTTTCTCCATCAGTACCTGCATGTCTTCTATTAATGCATTACGCTCAAAAGATGTAAGACGTTTGTTAAACTTCTTTATATTTTCTGTAGCATACTCAGGATGTGTAGGATCATATGTCTGCAGTATTGGAAATAACTCATTTAGTATTAATGACTTCTTAGTTGTTTTCTTTAGCTGCATTACTCTTCTAGCTAAACTAGGACTATCTTTGGTTCCTTGGAATAATCTAGAAGCATCCTTAAATAACTCTTGCTGATTCTCTGTTCTAACTGTTTGCAGTATATAGTTTACTAATGCGTTTTCTACCATGCCTGCAAATCTTGCCTTATCATCATTTCCTATATCTCTACGATTTATAATATCTACTATTAGAGAGTCTAGAATAAACTCAGCATCTGCTTTACGCGTAGTGGCAAACAGACTGTCAAACATTTTAGACGAGTCTTCTAAAGACTGTTCAAATGATTTTTGAAAACTTTCATCTAAATACTTATCTAAGTTTACAAATTTGTTTTCAGCCTTTAACGTGTTTAACTTCATTACCTGCATCTTAGCCTCCATTCTATTCTTAGGGGCTAAACCAGATCTATCACCAGTAACTGCTTCGGATAACTCCTGCATTGGAATGGTTAACCCTTGATAAATATCAAAGTATTTTTCAGCTACTTGTTTTTGGAATGTATGATAATCAATCAAGTCTTGCGGTGTAAACTGATCTAACAGTTTTGCTTTTTGCTCAGGAGCCATACTGCTAGACATCTCTTCAAACTGTCTTGCTTTTTCACCTAGAGCTAACATTCTTTCCATTGATGGAATAGTATACTCAACTCCTGCTTCAAAATCTGTGGGCAATCCTGACAATGCAGCAATCTCTTCAGCTTTTGTTTTATGTTCTTCTGCTATTTCTTGATTTATTTTTCGTAGACTTACAGCCGGATTTTCTGTCTTTCTAGCAACCATCTCAAATAGAGCAGGCTGTGTCATAAACTTAGACACAAACTCTAAAGGAACACCTGCTCTAAGCATAGATATGTATGTGCTAGCAGTAGTTAAGTTACCGTTTATGTCAAATACAAACGGATCTTTGGATACATCTACAAAGGCATTAATAAACTCACCTATAATTTCTGACACATAGTTTCCTCCTAACGCATCCCTAGTTCCTCCCATTGGAATAGCCAAGCTTCCATCTTCTAGTTCTATCATTTCATATGCAGGCATGCCTATAGAAAAGTCTGGGTCTACTCTTAACGCTAGTCCAGCACGTTGTGCCTTTATCTGATGTGTGTTAGCTACGGCTGCAATACCTAGGGCTTTCTTACCTGCTAAGAATCTGTTACCCATCTCTTGTATAAACTCAAACTTAAGCAGATCACTAAATCTAGGCGCTTGATTAGACTTTCCTTGTAGACCTCTAATAACATTAGCCATGTCTTTCAATCTCTGAGCTCCAACCGGTCTAACTAACTGTTCATAGTTAGTCTCATTTAAAACAATTTTTCTAGAGTTAGTTAAGATTTGATTCTGAATAGCTTGTGTAGCATTCTGTCTTTCTAATGGTATGTCTTGTTTGTCGACTGCATTAGCTATTTGTGAATCAATCTTTTCAAACTCTTTAGATATTTTATCTTTAAGACTTTGAATAGATACATCCATGCCAGTATCCGCATCTTCTATCTTAGACAGTCTGCGCATTTCTAGTAGTCCTATCTCAAAGTCAATGCTATTTCTTTGTGATCTAGTAGCTTTCTTTCTTTTCTTATACAGATCATCAATCTGTTTGCTTACTTCTTGTACCTCTGGATTCTGATAGTTTTGATAATCTAGTTGTTTTAGTTTAGCAAACTCTTTATTCATTGCTACAACCTTATCTACAACAGCATCACCTAATCCTACCTGCTGTGCTAGTGTAGCATACTTCCTAGGATCTAAAGTTCTAAGCGCTTGTGCTCTTTCAGTACTTGTAGAGTTTGCATTAGTTAGGAATGGTATAACATTTAGTTCATTCTTGCTACGGTTGTATGTATAGTTAGGCAGGAATATAGATAATTTATCAATATCAAAGTCACTACCAGCTTTAACTACAATCTCTGACGGCACCATGATAGCATCACCGGCCTCTTGTGGTAAGAAGCCTGCTATCTCAATTGCTTCTATAGAGTTCAATGCTGATGTTGGGATACGGAATCCATACACTTCAAGCATCTCTTTGCTTCCTATCTTTTCACCGTCTCTATATACACCATCTTCTCTTATAGTAACATCCTCTCCAATTAACTCCTTGAAGTAGTGCGGTAACATTACTTGCATTGCTTTTACTTCACCATCTTCTTTTCTATAGAACTGTAATGCAGCAACGTTTGCTCCATACTTGTGCTTATCTTGGTATACAGTACGCTGCTCTACTTCTATACCTGCAGATGATACCTGTACCTTAGCGCCCCCAAATGTTTTATAGTTTACAATACGGTTAGATACTAGAGAGTATAGAAGGTTTTCTATCTTAGGCTTGTTGCCTAACACATCTAGTACTCTAGTTTCTCCCGATAGGAATTCTTCTAGGCCGTCTAGATATGCATCAGACATGTCTCGTCTTTCAGCTTCGGCTCTTAATACTTCTACAAGCTTTTCATATCCTTCCTCACTGATGATAAACTCATCACCTGCGTCCTCTATTCCAAACTCTCTTTTTAAAGATTCAAACTCTGCCTCAATTAGTTCATTCTCTAATACCTGCAGTCTTTTATCTATGGCAGCAACTTCTTTATTTACAACTTTACCATTCTCATATGAATTGGAAGCAAGCAATGCTCTTTGCTGACTACCTTTAGATACTTTTGTTTTTACTGGGTTTTGAGTTTCAACTTGTATACCCATAAAGTCGTAGTACAGTTCTGATATGCTAGCCTGTTCTATTCCAGCATAATCTCCAGACTCGTCATAGAAGTCATTAGATGCATTATCTGTTCCCACAACTTTACCTACTTTAACACCACTTTCAAATACTGCTAGTCCTACCTGGTTGTCTATCATGTCATCCAACATCTTACCTAGATTACTACCTTTACCAATAGTCTCTACTAGTTGTGGGTATATAGGTAATACAGATAGCTTGATAAACGCAGGTGAGTATATACCTGTAGAGTATGTAGGTCCGTAATACTGTGGTTTTAGTGGAGGGAATACTGCCATCTCTTGTGCAGATAGTGGCTGACCTTCTCTAACTTTTTTATATGCAGCTCTTTGGTCTGGCGTAACGTTACCTACACGCTCTAAGAATTCCATATACTCATCAATAGTCATGTAGCCTTGCGCATCTGCTTCATCAAACTCTAAGTATGGTCTTAGTATTTCGTATACCTCTTCTGTCTTAGGGTCTAGTTGTACGTTAGGTGTTTCTAATTTAATTTGTATAGCCGCAGGATCTGCTCCATACGCCTGAGCATACTCTAAAAATCTTTCATTAGTTATAGAAGCTTTTACATCTCTATAAGTTATATGGCGCATCTTACCATCTGCAGTCTTACCATCTAATCTTTCATAGTTCTGATTCAACCAGTCATTTACTTCTACACTGTTATCTGCAAATAGCTTAGGTCCGTGTGGCCCTGACGTACGTTTGAAGAATGAGTCTGGCTTGAAGAATCCTATGTCTCCTAATATAGTTATAGTTTGCTCTATGTTACCTGTTTCATGTAGCATCACAAACTTCTTAAGCATATTCATTACGTCTCCTTCTAGCATAGAGTTGTGAACGCCGCTCTTCTCAAAATCTAAATTGTTCTTAGCAAGTATTTGGTCTGATACCTCAACGTTATATTTTATATTGTTTTCAGGATCTACCTTAATTAATTTATTTTCTATACCTGCTCTAAACAGTTCTTTAGCTCTAGTCTCTAAGTGTGTTCTTAAGTCTGCTTCTATAGCCTCTTTGTTCTCAGCCATATATGCATCTATGTTTCCTACTCCACCTATATCTAACAGGTTTACCGAGGTTACATAGTCAAATATTCTTAGCTGTCCCTTATTTGTTTTGTATCCATCTATAGAGTTACCGTGGTCACTAAGAGCTTTGTATATTTCTTGTCTTAAGTACTTAGACATTTGACTTACATACTCTGCTTCTGTCTTAGGCATAAGATCTATAAGTGCAGAGCCTTCTTCATTCCTTGCATTTAAGTCAAATACAAATTGTGATTTCTTTTCTGCTGGTCTTATCTGTGGTATTCTACCATCCAGCACAGCGTTGAAGTCTGTTCTAAATCTTCTAGAAGGTGAGTTGTTTTCATATACAAACCCTCTACGGTTACCTTCTTTCTTGATACCATTTAGCGTACCCATGCCTATTCTCATACCACCCATGCTTCCTTCTAGGAATATAGAGCCTCTAACAGACTCCATCAACTCACCGGTTTCAGGATCTATAAAGAACTCGGGTACACGACCGTTGTTTAGTCTACCTACTATGTTAGTTGTAAAGTTATTTGTTATTACACCGTAAGCAGTTTTACCATCAGCTGTTTGGAATTGTAGGTCTACAGACTTTTCAGTTCTATCAGCTTGTATATCTATAATCTTTTTAAATCTACTAAACGCTCCGCTTTCTCTACTAAATATATCCTCTATACTAACACCCTCTTCACCAAGCTCTACTAGTTTAGATAGTATACCTGTACCTTCTGATGGTACAAGCTCTGAAAGAATATCCATTCTTTGTTTAGTACTGAGAGATTCTGGGTTAGTAAACTCTACACCCATGTAGTTTAATATTGCAAGAGCATCAGCCTCATTAATGTTGGCTCCTTTACCTGCAAGCTTAGCAAGAGTCATTTGACGACCATTAACATTAAATGCTTTGTTAGCCTCTATAACCACTCTACCAGTTTCCGGATCTACAGAGAAAGGTCCTTTACCCTCTTGCACTCTTTCTTTAAAGTTAGCTCTAAACTCTGACATAATAAGAGCAGACTCTCTATCTGCGTTAGCAGGCATAAATGTAACATGTCCATTCTCTGCGTCGTATATAGCTATAATATCTTCACTGTTAAATTTATGGAACTGCTGTCTAAACTGTCTTTGTAGTTTAAACTCATTAGCAGTTAATGCGGATGGATCCTTAGTTACTTGCAATCTGTTTATAAGAGTTGTGATAGGACCAGGTGTACCAGCTATGTCAGCGTACTCTGGGTGCTCTATAGCTAACTCTCTTAGTTTATTTATCTGATCTGCAAATGACTCAGTACCCGCTAGTCTTTTAAGAACTAGATTGAAGAAAGGCTTGTAGTCTACTAGTCCTAAACCATAAGCACTATTTGTATTCTTCATACTTCTAGATGCAGGCAGTGTAGCAATTAATAGTTTTACAGCAGCTGGGGCAGTGTCCTTTAAATTAATTTCATTGTTCTCATTTATATTGTAGCTATCTCTTAGCTTAGTAGACTCTGCATTTTCTTTTATCTCTAGTTGTACTTTAAACTGTTCTAGGAAGTCAAACACAGACTGTGTAACAGCTGTCGTATTATGGTAAACCATCGCAGCTAGGTTATCTATATCCTGCTGCACTTCTGGGCTTGCATTTTGTCTTATCTTGTTTAGATTTGTAAAGTATGTACGATACGTAACATTCATTAACTCTTGCATCTTTTGTTTCTTTGCATCTGAGTTATTCTTAGATGACAAGTCTAACAAGTCGGCCATACTGAATCCAGGTACCTGGCCGTTGAACAAGTGTCCAAACATTATACGAGTCAGTGATTCTGTAATAGCCTTGCTTTGATCTACACTTATCTTAGAACCATCTGCTAGCGTAATACGCTTATCCATAGACATTGCAAAGTCTGGATTGTTTACAGGTTGTACAAATCTGTTATCTCTAATACTGTCAAAGAACTGTTGCAGTCTTTGTCTATCCACTGCCGGCCCTCTACCAAGCATTGTGTTAAAGAATTCTTTGATTGCATTAAAGAATCGTTTTATAAAATTACTATCCTTATTTGTTTTGTTGCCTATCTTATACTTATCTCCTACTAACATGTAAGATCTAAACTCTTCAGCAAGTCCCTCTTCTATATTTTCTGTCTGACCAGTAAGTCTTGTGAATGCATCTTCTATCTCCTGTTTAGTTTCAGGAGTAGTAAATCTACCCGCTACTATGTGATATGCTTCGTGATATACTGTACCTTCTTGTGCTAGATCTGATAATAATACTCTAGCAGCATTTAAAGTTCTACCATATGACTTACCATCAATAAGTCCATCTACTACTTTGATTGGTATGTTAGGAAACTTACCTTCAAACCATGCTATCTCTGCAGGTATATTAGCAGCTTTGTATTGTTCTGTAACTTCAGAAGCTAGCAAGTCTTGTACTTCAGGTCCCATAGTAGGATCTTCCATCTGCCCACCAAACTTAGCCAAGATGTCCACAGTAGATGGGGCTTGCTTTGATTCAGAGTCTTGAGCAGTGTACGCTTCTAGTATAGCTTGATCCACACTAGTAGGATTAGTTTGCTTAGCAGCATCTACTTTTGGTGGGACTATAACATTCTTTTCTGAGACTTCAAATCCAGCGGTAAGATTAGGGCTTACTTCTTTTGCTTTAGATATAGCACCCATAAATGATAACTCTTTCTGAGCATTATAAAAATCAATAATCTTTACAACAGCAGGATTAACATCATCGCTCTTAACAATTATCTTGTTATCATTACCTTTACTTATCTCATAGGTTCCTATAAGTGAACCATCCGCTTTGGTAACAGTAAGATTATAGTCTTGCCCAACTACCATATCAGGAGTATCAAGACCGGTATCCTCTTGTGCTCCCTCAGTAAGGTCTGTAGGCGCATCTGTTTTTGCTACAGGAGCGACAGGAGACTGCTGAGGCATAGATTGCCCGTAGTCATACTTTAGGTATGTTCTCTTTATCTGTGTGTTGTTTACATCTTTAGACATTGGAACTATACCTGTAGTAAGTGGAGGTGTAGTGCCATCTTCTCTTTGTAGGAACAGATAGTCATTGTAGCTATCATATGTAACACCAGGTTGCGTACCTTCAGGTGTTACAACTACAGATGTGTACGGCTTATTAGGTTTGTTTAAAAGGCTCTTATCTATGTTGTGATTCTTTGTAGCTAAGAACTCTTTTAACAATTGTACGTTTGCTTCGTTATATATATCTACAGTTGTACTAATCGGATTCCCATCAGCGTCAGTACTATTAACTACATCAGCTGGAGCGTTTGGATCTAGACTTCTTATATCAATCTTATTGCCACCAAAGTTTAGGTATGTAATATCTCCCTCTCTTGCTGCGTATATTTCAAATGACTTAGAGTTAGGACTATCTGTAGCTCTTCTGTTAAATCCAATTAAACTGTTAAGGTATGGACGAACTTGAACATCAGTTCCTTCTATAATGTTGGCAGTAGCTGCAACATCTTTGTCAGTTGAGTGTAGCTTTGTACCATATGCTGCAAGTATTTGTACAACAGTTTCTATTTCTGTATCAGTAAGTGTTCTAGTTTCTAGCGGCACTGGGTAACCTTTGTGTACCGCATATGGCATACCTCTAACTACCTTATACTTATTACCACCTTCTTGTATAGTTGTAAATCCATCAGGGCCTGTTACACCTGTAGCTACACTAATTTTTACTTTCTTAAGTTTCTTTTCATCGTTTGTTATTCTACCGAGAGCAGCACCCTTTACATAGTTGCCATCTGCATCTTTCTGCATAACAGCGGTACCTCTACCCTTACCTGTAATTCTAAACGACACAGGCCCTCTAGATAATAAAATCTTTCTTCTAGAAGTCTTATATGCTTCTGTAAGAATATCAAACTGTGCTTTATTGTCTTCGTTTACACCAGAAAACTTACTACCATCTTCATTAGGCAGTAGTTGCTTTGTGTATATAAGTCCACCGTCCTCTGATCTAGCGTACTTTTTATTTACCTTATCATAAACAGCTAGTACTATATCAGCGCTCTCCGGCGTAGCTTCTGAGCCTGTAAAGAACTCATCTTGGTTTAGTGCATCTATGTCTTTTTGTTCTAAGCCTGCACTTTCTATATTACCTCTGTGGAATGCACGAAGCTCATATCTATCGTTTCTTATATCGTTAGGCAGTATATTGTCAATAAACTTAAAGAATCTTCTTTGGTCTGAAGACATGTTCTCTTCGCTAGTATCCTCAAACTTATTCTCTACATCTATACCACCAGTCTTACCATATCCTACAGCAAATGCATCAGGCTTAGTGTGCGTCTTGTCTTCATTAGAAATAAAGTCAGCCGTTCTACTAGGCCCGTCTATTGTTACGGCCTCACTAGATTTAGGAGCTGGGGTAGCTACATTTATACCTCTTACTTGGTCGTATATTCTACCTTCTTCTACATTTATAGCTGCAAGCCTTTTCTGTAAAGCAGTATAGTTTGTACCAAATATAATGCTACGCTGCACTTTTTCCATGCCCTTGTATTTATTATCTAAGGCATCAATCATAGCTGCCTCTCTTTGCTTAGCAGCACGCAATGTTGTTTCTAATTTTTCTAACTTTTCTTCTGTAGCAAAGAACTCGTCTTCCAAGAACTTTTGATCTTCTCTTTTCTTATACAGATCCTGGAACTCAGAGTACATCTTTGGTCTATTTACCAATAGATCTGCAAACTCAGGATATTGATTAGCTAGATCAGCTTGTTCATTAGCAAACTCTATAAACTTAGCAGCATCTAGAGGATTTGCTCCTGGATATGTTTCTTTGAATTTTGTATACGCATTGAAGAACCTATCTTCCATAAGTATATCCTTCAACACATCATAATAGTTCTTTGTCTTTTGTGCGCTATCTTCAAGAACAGCTATCTGATCCATCAACTCTTCTAGAGCTTGCTCAGTTCTACTTATAGAACCTTGAGCATTTGTTTCTAACTCAGTTCTAGTTGACAGTTTAACTTTACCATCAGGCTGCAAGGTAGTGCCTGATATTCCTAATTGTTCTAAACCTTGTTCTTTTAGTTGTTTTTCTAACGCAAGTCTATCCTCCATAGGAAGCATAAATGCAGACTCAGTCTCTTTCAACATCTGGTCTAGGAACTTAGCATTCTCTCGTATAACTTCTACATCCCCTTGTAGTTGATCCCTTTTCTCACTAAGCTCTTGATATAAAGACTCTGAAAGCATCATATCATTCTCTAGTTGGGTTATACTTACAAACCTACCTTTCTCATCACGACGAGTTTCGTATCTCTTAAGCTGGACTCTCATAGCCTCAGCTCCATAGTTCAGTCTTTTATCTAGCTCCTCTATTTCTTTCTGTATCTCTACTAGTCTTGAGGTATCAGTTTTCTGTATTCTTTCTATAGCCTCTGCTACCTTACGTCTTTCTATTGCATTCTGATCTAGTACAAATACATTTGGTTTAAGAACACCGTTTGACATAATATCATCCATTGATATTTTATCATTAGCATTCTTAACATTATATAGAGTGGTTGGGTCTAAGAATTTATAATATTTCTTTTTACCATTCTCTGTAATCTCAACCTCTCCATCTCTGTTTAAGTTGTAGAACTTTACTTTATCATTCTCTCTAATAGCCTGCTCACTTTCAACTCTTTGGCGCTCAGCTTCTTCCTTATTGTAGTCGTCCATGTAGTACTCAATCTGCTGGAACGCCTCTCTTTGTCCTTCAGGATCAGTCAGATTATTATATAAATCAATAAACTGCTCACGTCTAGCTCTAAGCATTCTAAGATCTCTAAGTGTAGAAAGCATCTCTTCTTGAGATTCTGTTTTAGCAGCTTCATTAGGATTATTCTTTATGAACTGATTCATAATGTTAGCATCCTCACGAGTGTTCTGACCAAAGCCATTTAAAGCACTTTGCTGTAGGGCGTCTCTTGCAACCTCTAACTCTGCTCTAGCTTCTGGTGATAGTTTGTCAGGACTGCTGTCTTCTAATGTATCGTCCTTTCTAAGTACATCTTCTATTTGCTGTAACTCTCTATCAACTGTAGGAGCTTTTTCACTATAGGCAGTATTAAAATCTATAGTAGTACCAGCTAGCTCGTTTACTCTTTTTTGTAAATCAGCTTCTCTTAAGTCTACATTGTCTGCCACAGCTACTGCATGTGTTAGCATGTCTCTTACCTCTTTTGAATACTGCGCAAACTTTGGGTTATTGTTTATCTGATCGTGGGCCTTCTTTATCTTCTTAGCCTTTTCTATTGCAGAGTCTACTACTTTGTTCTTTCTATCAGTAAGTTCTTGCTCAGTCATAGTAGAGGTATCGTAACCCATATCTTTTGCAAACTGTTCGTTACTAGATTCTCTAACAGATTCAAAGTCTTCTAATACATGCTCAAACAATCCAGCCTGTATTCTAGAATCTACATAGCTATACATCTGATCGTTCTCTGCATTCTTATATGCAAACATGTTTTGTTCTGCTAACGCCGCATCCATCTCTTGCTGTAAGCTTGTAGCTCTAGAGAAGTTCTCGAAGTTACTTTTCATGTTTTTTATAGTGGCAGCCGCATTAGGGTTTTTGTTTAGATAGTCTACTAGTTTATCTGTACGTCTTCTCTTATCCTTCTGTTCTCTAATAGCACCTACAATACCCCCTTGTATTTCAAACTGTCTTTTACCAGTAGTTTGAGATTTAGCATATGTAGGTATACCCATAGCACCTAGTAGGAATCCTAATCCTATTTCTTTCTGTGTATCTTTAGCTCCGTATGTTTCTATGAATGTATCATCCAAAGATCTTATCAAGTCTAATGCTGCGTTAACACCATGAGGTCTATCCTTTTTAGAATAGTATTCAGCTGACGCATGTCTACCTGCATTACTTAACCATGACTGTCCACCTTCTTCTACAAAACCTTCGTAGAATGGATTCTTAAGAGCGTGGTATGCAGCACTAACGTACTTACCTTTACCCATAGATCTATATGCTGCTCTATAAGGAGCTGTTATAGCCTCCTCTCCCGCATCTCGTACAATCTTTCCAAAACTTCCAGACATAGAACGTGCTCCAGGTCCAAATATTTTTGGGAACTGCAACATGTTACCACCACCTACAAGGGCAACGTTAGTTGTAAATACAGAGTTAGCTGATTGTGTAGCTAAGTCTTTTATAAAAGCTAGCTCTTGATCTGTAGGCTGTCTTCCATTCTCAGAAACAAAGTCCTCTACCAGGTCTTTTTCTACACTATCTAAGTGATGTCTTGCTTCTACACCTGCCTCATATCCAGCACCTGTAACAAGCTGTCTCATTACCTTAGATGCACCCCTAGCTTTTTGCATTGCTGATAATCCTCCACGAGTTAGCCTAGCAGCATCACCCATCTTATCAGTCATCTTTGCAGTTTTACCTGCAAGTCTAAACATCTTTTTTGCTCTTGCTAATAAACCAGCTGTTGCTATAGCTTGTGCCGGGGCTGCCCCACCAAAAGTTGCCGCGGTAGCAGCTGATAGCGCTGCTTCTGTTATAATAGCACCTGCTATAAAAGATAGTCCATTAGTAAAGTCATTAGCCCAGAAGTTCCCTGTACCTAAGCTTTTAAAAAACCCTAAGTCTCTTTCTTCTTTTGCTATATAGTTAGGTAAGTTGTAGTCTAAGGCTTCGTTTATATCATCAAGACCACGTGTAAACTCATTATCAAATACAGACTTAAAAGAGTCTGCTGCATCAGCATCTGTCATTGCATACTTACCCAAGCCATATAAAGATGTAAATATAGTTCCTATACCACCAGCTACAGCTGTGGCTGTTTTACCAGTAAGCTTACCTACAGCGTTACCCCATTCTGTAGCAGTACTCTGACCGTATGCGGCTAGATCTGTAAGGTCATCATTCTCAATATTGATTGGGGTTCTTACAAAGTCTGGGGTTTGATATAGCTTTGCAGCTCCGTCTGAAGCATCTTCAAATAGCTTTTGATCTGCAGATGTTCTACGAGTAAGACCCATAAAGCTTTGACCTTCAACTGGATCTACATCCAACGAAGTCTCAGCCTCTTTTGCTTTTGTTAACCCCTCTTCTAAACCTGTATCTTTATCTATCTCAGATTTAAACTCTCTTAAGTTTTTTAGTATACCCATGTTATAGTCCTAATAGTTTTGGATCGTATTGCTGATTGAAGAAGGCATTTTCTATAGATTTATACTGATTGTGTTTTGGGTGATCTGGATTACTCTCTATCTCCCTAAGTGTCTGTAGATTACTCTCACCCATCTGAACTCCAATCAAAGATAGTAAATTATTTTCTATGTTGATTAAATTAGTTAACTGCATAGCAGCTAGCGATCTTTGATTTGCAGGAAGTGTAGACACATCAAAGTTCATAGGATCATCTGCCATCTGCATAATAGTGTTCATATCAAATCCTGCACGAACTAGTGGTGATAATTGTTGAGTTGTTTTTCTCTTGTTGAAATCAGCAAATGTCATTTCACCGTGAACTAAAGCATCATAGTCCGCTTCATTACTCATATATTGCTCGTAGATACCTAAAGTGTTTGCAACTCTAGCTGTAAGACCTAGATGTTTTGCAGCTTGACTAACCTCTTTTGGTTGCACTGTATAGAACTGACCTTTATAGTTTAATGTTAAAGCTTCATGAGTACCTGTAAACATATCAGGCATAGTAAGTCCTGCAAAGTTTGCACCACCCTCTAGTCCAATGCTTTCTATTATTTCTGACATCTCTTCTGCGCTAGCAATATCACCGTTTGCCTTCATAAAATTAAAGTCATTAGCAGATAGTTGAGATCTTAATACACTGTTTACCTTATTAAGTTCTGTAGATCCCTCAGGTGCAAACGCTATTCTATCTGAAGTTTTAATCGCAGCTGTGTTTGTATAGTGCTCATACAAATCATCACCACCCTTATCTTTAAATAAAGTGTAGTATTCTTCAGCTACCGCTTTAATATTTTCTAAATCTTTTTCATTATAGTTAGTACCAAACATATCATTAATATCATCAATACCAGCATCTAACATGTTCATTAGATTTTTAAGCTCACCTTTACGCCCTAACAATGGAGCTCTCACATTTCTAAAGCTAGTACGAGTAAATAGATCGCCTTCTGCAGTATAAACAGATCTCTTAACGTCTCCTCCAAAAGCTCTATCAGTACCAAAGAATGATTGATCTGCAACTAGCTCCATAAGCAGTGGTTCTATAGCAGCATACTTAGCATTGTTACCACTAAACAATTCTTGTCTTAACTTGTTAGCATTTTGAATTTCTTCATTTGCAGTCTTCAGAGAGTTAGCAAACATGTTGTTACGTTTGTTAGTTACATTGGCTAACTGTATCTGAGCTTTTCTTTTCTCTTCATCACTTGTTGCTTCTCGCATTGCATTTAGTGCTGAAGCATACTCGTTTTCTACTTGCTCAAATGTACCCATACCTGCATCAATAGCACTGTTACCTGGTAGTACCATTACATTATTCATCCCCATTGATCCTGCACCACTTTGCTCTGGAGCTTTCATGTAATCAGGAACCAGACCTACCTGCTTCTCAGCTACATCTCTCATACTTTGTACAATGCTGTTGTATGCTTCTTCTTGACTTAGTCCGTCAATCTGTGTAAGCTTTTTTAGTTCTTGTTGTCCTTCTGATGTTGCTATGTATTCTTCTAGTAAGCCTTCAGCTATTCTATCAGCTTTAGCACCACTAACACCCGTCCATCTTTCTAGCAGTCCTAAAATATCACTAGGGCCTAGTCCTGATCCAGACTTAGCAATACCTTGTAGCATCTGTTGCTTCTTAGCATCATAGTCCATCATTAGCTCTGTACCACCGTGGTATATATTACGAGTCATAGAACCATCTTCATTCTGAAAGAAAGATTGGTGTGTATCAAAAGCATGCCCAATTATTTCTCCCGTCTCTTCATCTCTAACCACGTTAAAGTCTAATACTTTTCTACCAGTCTCCATCTCTATCTTACGAGCAGCTTTTATTTCTGCCTGTCTGTTTGCATAAGATTGCGACGCTAGCTTAAGTCCTTCATTCATAGCAAAGTCTTGAGCAATACCATCTACAATGGCACCCGCGTTTTCATAGTCTCCTACCATAACTGTGTTTGCCATCTTATCATTTATATCAGCTATAGCATTATCTTTTATATACTGATCACCTCCACCCACTTGAATGCCAGCTAAACTTCTTTCTACCAAGTCATGCTTCTGTTTGTTGTTGTCATAACGTTGTCTTAGTAACTGATTTACCTGTACACTTTGTGGATCTACATATTGAGATACATAAGGTGTGAGACTATATTTACTATACTTGTTTGCCATAATTAAATATATTTTTTAACTCCGCCGTACATAGCGTTTTGTTGCTCTTGTTGATTCTTAAGCATTTGCATGTAGTAATCCTGAACTGTTTTCGTATAATCTGCACTGCCAGGCTCTAAGCCAAGACTATCTTGTACCATCTTTCCAATCTGCTCTCTTGTATACACACCTGTTTGACCTGATATGGCTTGTGCTAATCTTTCTTGAGCATCATACTTAAGTCTATCAGTATTCATAGTAGCCATAGATTTAAACGCATTGTCTAACGCCATTAACTTTCTATCTTCTACTGCAGCGTCAGCAGATCTGTTAAACTCATCAGTGTACATAGCATTCTTTATATTATTCAATCTAGCCTGCTGGTTAGCCATCTTAGCTTGCATAGCTATCTGAGCTTCTTGATTACCAATCTCAGTATTTACTCTAGATTCTGCAGCAGCAATCTTTAGATCACCTGCCTGCTTACGTCCATAAGCTGCCATCTTAGCAATTATACCAGCTGGTCCAATACCACTAGTCTCAATGAATCTGTTCATAGCCCTAGCGTCAGCTGCGTTCTGAGCTCGCTCTGTGTTATAGCTTACTCTATCTAATCTTTCAGCTCTTATGTTGTTAACCTTTCCAGGTTCAGACATATACTTAGGCTTAGTAGCAAATGCTGCAGCTGCAGGTATAAGCTGACCTATTTGTGCTGAAGTTGTAAGTAGATCGCTATTCTTTAAACCTTTCTTAAGCTGATCTTTAACGTACTCACCTCTAGGTAATACTCTATCCTTTTTCTTTTGACTATCATCATCTTTCAAATCATCAGGCAGCACAGCAAGTTCTAAATCAGCCCTTGGAAGTTCTATCTTATCAATTGTCTTAGGCTCAATATACTCTATAGTCTGTCTCTCTTCATTCTTCTTGTCATTAGCAGTAGTAGTGGTAGTAGACTTCTCTTCCTCTTCCTCCTGCAATTCAGGTTTATAGTAAACGCCTTTTTCAGCATCCCATAAAAATCCTTTATTTAGCATATTAAAATGAAAGTCTCTTTGTTGACGAGCTCTATCAGTCATAAACATGTCAGTCTCATCATCATAAGATACAGGACTATCTACAGTATTATATGTAGTTCGAGTAAAGTCTTCAAACTCTCCACCTTTATCATACATCTTGTATCCACCTGCTCCTAGCTTTACAGCATTGGGATCTCTACCCGCTTTCTTTTCTTGTAGCTTGGCTAGGGCATCAACATCTCTTTGACTTCCACCGTTCTTTAGTATCTCTTTATGTCTCTGTGCAAATGACTTACCTCCCATCTTTAAGTGTTGCGAGAAGAAGTAATCTCTTTTACCACCTTTCTTTGCTATGGTAACTTGATCCATAGTCTCTCCGCCTTCTACCTCAGTCATAGGGTCTACCATAATACCGCCTTGATCGTGTGATTGTCCTTTAAACTCTACAGCATCAGATCCAGGTATAGGATTCATAGTTCCACCCGGTAGCTGTACACCACCCATTTGATAGTAACCACCATACTTGGCTATATCAGAACCAAAGTCAAAGCCTGAGTATTGTTTAGACTTCATTTCCTCTACTCGTTTTTTTGCTCCTATTTTTGATAACTCTTTTTCTTTTTTTCTTTCAGCTTTTGCCTCTTCTTTTCTAGCCTTACCTCTTTGTATAAGACCTTTACCTAAACCGTATATAGCTCCCCCTACAACACCGGCCGCCGTACCTACAGGACCTAGTGTTGATCCCATTAGTGCTGCAGTTGTCATGGCTGCGCCAATACCTGTACCAATACCTGATAATCCAGATCCAACAGTTTCTCCTACATTCATTGTAGTAGCATCTTGATCATCAGATGCCATCTTAATACCTTCACCTGCAAGTGATGCAATAGCTCCAACGCCACCCATACCTATACCTGCTCCTGCTCCGGCAGCAGTACTAGTTGTAGCCTGTGCTAACTGGGCAGTTCCTTCTTGTGCAGCTTTCATACCTGCAGTTTGTACACCTGTAACTACTTTAGGTGCTACTTTTTGAAATGCTCCAGGCGCTGCTTGTTCTATGGCTTTCTGTGTAGTCTGAGTAGCTACTACTTTAGAAGCTTGTTTAGCAGCTAATGCCTTTGCTGCTTCTTCAGCAGCTTTTTTTGCAGCAAGCTCTTTAGCAGCACCAGCTTGTTTTATCTTGTCAAATACGCCAAGTTTATCTGCACCTTTTATACCTTGTGATAGTCCTTGTTCTATACCACTAATAGCAGAAGCTTGTTTTTGAACTGCTGCTTCTGCTTCGTCTTGAAACTTAGTTGACTCTTGAGCTTCTTTTAACTCTTTATCTAGTGCTTTTAGTTTAGAAGGATCTGCTTCAGTATATGTAATAGCAGCTGTTTCAGGCGTTCCTGGTATAGTATTAGAACCGTACATAGGTGTAGCACCCAGCCCTCCAGCCTGATAATAACCCATACTCTTCATAAAATTTTTAGAGTCGCTCTTAGGGTAACCGCCTTGCCTTTTTTGATCTACTTTAGGAGGAGTTGGAAGAACTGTATATGTATACTTCCCGGTAGTTTTGTCATAAGTAAGAACTGCGTTATTTGGTATTTTACCATTAAACTTATTCTGAAGTTTCTTTTTAGCAACTGATTGATCAATAGAACTTACCCTTATTGTATCGTTGCCACCACCATTGTTATTTTTCTTTGCCATAATTATCTATAGAATTTTTTTGCAGCCACGTCGGTGGAATACAAATTTATTAATTTTTTTGAAACATTGTCATATTTTAACCTAATACCTAACCATTTATCTGTAAACTTTCTTCGCTTATCCCATGATTTACCAGCATCTATAAAAGCATTGTTTATAGTTTCACTCATACCATCAATATTAAACATTGTAGTTGCTGCTACATTAGTCTCTACACCTGTTGTTATTGTACCTGCAACGTTAGCGCCGGGCACTCCAAAGTTTCCACCCCCAAACGGTCCTACATACAAGGCGTTAGCACTAACTGATAATGCAGCCAAGTCTCTAAACTTGTTAATCTTCCATTCGTTGCCTACTCTTCGTGTGTTTATCATATACTCTATGTCTTGTTCATCAGATATTTGATGTGTATTATAAACATAGAAACTGTTAAATCCATGGTCGTGAGATAAATTACCAGATGTAGTAGTTACATCAATCATATATTCAAAGCTGTAAAATACTTTATCACTATCTTTACCTGAATTGTATATAAACTCAAACTCTGATGAATAGTTTACAGCGTAGAACCTGCCACGATTAACTTCCGAGTTGTGCCCCCACATTCTGGCATTTCCTTCTGTAAATGAACATAGAATATCTTTAGATCTAGTGTATTTATAAGGTATATAGTCATGAAAAGATACCCATACATTTAGCTCTACATCATAAGATACTGTCCATCCACTGTCTGTAAAATAATCAGTATCATCAAATTCAAGAGGAGTTATAATTGTATTACCTGCTTGATTGACAAATTTCTTTGTGAACATATTTAAAGTTTCATCAAATACTGCTATTTGCTGTGTAGAGTTAGCTATATCATCAGATGCATTACTTAATAGATTTGATAAAGTATTTGTGGGCTTTTTATCTTTTTTAGTTAGTAGTATTCTATCATACCTTTCATCATACTCTGCATGAAAACCTACACCTACTATCGGATTATCAAAGTCAGCGGGAAGTCCGCTCGCTTCTAAAGCATAAGGAATATTGTCTTGGAACCATGACTCTAAACCATTTTTACCTATATCATATAACTGGTCTTTAAATAAGAATACTCTGCGGTTTCTGTAATCCATGCAGAAGTAGCCATGCTTAGTTACCATAGATACCCACTGTGATTGTGTTCCACCGTAGCCATATTTAGTTTGTATAAGTTCATCAGGATTTTGTGCAAATATATCACCGCTACCTACAAACGATTCTGTACCATCTGACATCTGTAGTGATTGTTTACCTTTGGTTCTAAATAAACTATCTTGAGTGTGTAGATATAATAAGTTATTTAAGGCAACTAGTTTATGTAGACTACCTCTGTTACGCGGCAAGTCAAATAACTCAGTTGCTAAGAATACACGGTAGTTATCTATAAGACTTGTATTGTCTGCTTTTGCAGATCTTTGTACTCTTGTTTTAAATATACTAGGATCAGCTTCTCTTAGTGGATATGGTATAGCTGGTTTTATATCTGAAATACCTAAAGAGAACGACTCATCATATTTCATATTATCTTTCTTCGTAAGATCTACGTCTGCTTTTATGTCTAATAATTTTTTAGCAGGAGATCCTGGAAAGTATGTGCTATCTACATCTGTCTCGTGTCTAAAGTTTATGTTATCTGTAGACTCAGATATTACATATATTAAAGATTTATGATCATACGGCGCTGTGCCTTCGTATGCAGGCCTGTGAGTTATACGATAACCATGTCTACATATAAAAGTATCCCCTCCAAATATAGGACCAGTTTGATGAGTGGCTCCTGCAGTAGAGGTGTTATCATCTTCAACCGTGTAGTTCTCTAATTCATCCCCTAACACTTCAAATCCTGTCCACACTAACTCTTGTGTATCAAACGATAAATACATATCTGTTTTGAAAGCATGTAAATTATGCAGTTTTAATACTGGTGGCGAAGAGGGTGCCTCATAAGAAAAAGGATCTGAAGAAGCGGGAATAGGGTCATGCCAATATACTCCTCCATCAGCCTGTGGCCAAAGAGCTTGGACTGGTTGTCTTGTAGGTTTGAAGCCTAGTAAAATAGAGGTTTCTCCCCCTATATTAAATATTCTTTTACCAAATCCTATACCCCTACCATCATATATAGAATCACCATTCAAGTACGTTTTACACTTCTCTCTTACTGGATAATGATAGAACCCCAAAGTATTTCCTGTATAAAATCCATATGTACCTCCAAGGTGAGCTGTTACATAAGAGTTGCCATACTGACATGCTTCAAGTGGTGTTAAATTTTCATCAACATCATCATAAGTGTGGCCAGGCCCTTTAATAGAAAACATTGATACTGTATACTCTTCACTTGTGTGTGTAGCAGGAACTAAACTGTTTTTTCTGTGTAATAAATAAAAGTCATGAAAGGTTGCTGTAGTTATTGGCCCATTTCTTAAAGCCCCAGGACTTAGTATAAACTCTTCAATAGATCCATTACCACCTTCTGATTCACACCCACTTATATTCCTTTCACCAATATCTTCTGCCTTCTTTAAAACGTCTTGTCCTATTATTCTTCTATTAGAATGTTTACGTTCCGCATAGTATATTCTAAATCCTTGTACTTTATCTGCAATATTTTTTGGTATTTTTATATCATCAAGACGTACGCCTAAAGGCCTAACTTCTTGTGATATTGAGCCGGCTGCATCAACTGCAGAAACTGCTGATTGCCAAACAAAATATCCATATACATTACTAGGATCTGAATCTAACTGATCACAAGGACAATCAAAGACGCCTCCACCACTATTAGTTTGTAGTAAATTTACATCTCCATTAGGTAATATCTCCTGCACTTCAGCAGTAGTAAACCCACTATTAACATTACCAGGAGAGTGCCACACTAAATATCCTTGTAAGTTACCGTTTGCAATATCACCTGCAGTAGGCACTTGATATGTCCAAGTATTAATATCGCCAAAAGCATCTTGAAGATCCTCAGTACCATCCTCCCAATCATTCCAACCAAATCCGCCTGTATCATCTATAGCGCTTGTATTAGAAGAAAAGTCTGTTACATGCAAATTTTCGTTTTCAAACAAACTACTCTGACTATCTGCTAAGTCTCCCCAATAGAAATAATAAGTAACAGTTGTTTCATCTGCTGCCTCATTGATACTGCTGTTATTTGAAACAATAGTCCTCATACCACTATTAGTGTTACAAGGCATATGGTGGTGTCTAACATTGCTACCTCTTAAGTCTTCTACTGTAGTATCAGGATCATTAGCATCAATCATTAAGTAGTCATCCGTATTAGGATAGAACTCATTTTTATTGTGCCAAAAGTTAGTATTACTTGTTCCAAAAATAGAGAAGTCATAAAAGTGAAACAACTGACCTTGCCCTTGTGTTAGCTGTGTAAGATCAGGGTCTGCAGTAGAATCAAGTTCAGAAGCAGATCCTATTATAGGATTATTAGTTCCTACTTTTCTAATAGAAGGGCCATCGACTTCTGTCTTAGCTGATCTTCCAGGTATATGATAAGCATAAGACATGCTACCATCATTAAGTATAAACGCTATATAAAATGCATATACCTCATCTCTAAAATAACTTCTTCTATTAAAAACTTGCCCTGGATTACTTGCAGGGGCATTTCTAGTAGATGACAATCTATCTACATCTCTAAAACCCTGTTGTCTTGTTATACCAGACAGAACCTGACTGTATGGATCTGTATCTATATATCCATAATTTAAGTTGTCGGAGGTTAGTTCGTACGCATCAAAAGGATTAAATGAAGGTCCAGCTACCGCCTCTAGCGATATAAAGTTTGCGTACTTTTGATAACCTATATCTTTATTTCCAGTTAAATTGCCTAGATATAAAATACTATCTAATTGTGTAACAGTTTTAGCAGTATCATAAGATACTGTATCTATAATAGCTTCTTCCACAGAAGATGACTGATAGCCCTCTAGTCCTGAAAATGTAACAAATGTTGTAGTAGTGCTTATATCTAAATCATTAAGTTTAAAAGCAAACTGTGCAGGGGCTTTGTCTTTATCTAAAGTTCTATGCACTACAATAGGTCTTAGAAACTCATAGTCTGTATTTAAGTTATCTATATGCCATACAATAGATTTGCCTGTCTGTGTATCAGCCTCACATCCATCATATCTTTCTATTGGTGTTACACTCTCATCATCTTCTACAATAGGGACTGCTAATGAGTATGATACAAAGTTTGTTTGTGTAAAGTTTTCGTCAACATATGCTAAGAATAAAGTATATGTCCCAGACTTTAATGCACCACCATTTGCTATTCTATCAAAGGCTATTCTAGGAACAGGACCTGAATGTGGAAACAGATTGATTCTATCTATGTAATTTTTATTAGGCGATGTAGCAGGATCAACTCCGTATATAAATGTATTATCACTTGCTGTCTGCCTTGTAATATTAAGACTACGAGGAGGATTAAAATTATCAGTCCAGTATGCTATTAGATCTCCATTAGGATCAATCTTATATGTGCCCTCTATTGGGTATCTTTTATCAAATTTAAGATCTACATCATTACCTGCAATAACATTGCCTGAGGTAGTTTGTAGTACAACTGTCATACTATCTATAGTCGCATCATATAAATAAATTCTAGATCTATTAGTATCTGAATCTACAGTATATAATACTACTTTATCTTCTGTAGTTTCAATAGATCCTATGACTAATTCGTTATTATCTAAAACCTGATTAATTACTGAAGTTCCTGGCTCGTTAGATATAGCACCAGCAGTTTCATTAGATAATACATTCTTAGCATATCTATATGACCCCTCTGGTTGATCTATTGGGGCGGCATCTTTATTTAATCCTTTTACGTATTTAGCCATTAGCCTCTATATAAAGTTTCTCTTTCATTTAAGTCATCAAAGAAACATGCGTGTCTATTAATGTCTGGTACCAATCTTACCCATTGATTTAGATAAGACTCATATTTATCTATGTCTGGGAAGTTTGCTGCATTTCTAGCTTGTGTACAATAGTACTGCCACTTCTGATCTGCAAAGTTGTAATCTATTTTATTATTAGGTTTATCAAAACCACCTAATAACATTTGTTTATATATATACCAAAACATAGCTTCTTTGTAGCTTATATCATCTGGTACCATTGGGAAACAATCTTCATCTATTGGAAAAGCTGTGTAGCTTATACACACTTTGCCAGAAGCAAAAGATGTTTTAATATAATCACAGTCTACTATGTAACTATGTATGTGTCTAGCCTTTTCATTAATACAATCATCACAATGCATAGATTTATGGAAAGTGCTAGCGCTATAGCTCAAAGGCTCTAGCCCAGCACCTCCATTATCAGTATTAAAAAATATCCCCTCTAAAACGGTTATCCTACTGATTAGTTCTCTTAGTTCTGCTACGTTAGCTTTATACTGTGTATCATACTTATCTACAACAGCTTCTGTAATTGTAGAACTGTTAGCTACATCTTCTTCTAATGTTGAGTTGTATTCTGCTATATCAGCTCTTAGTTTACGAACTTGTTCTGTTAATACATCTAGTTCTTCATTAGCTGAAGGAGTAGAGCTAGTGCTGATGGCAACTTGGTTTATAAAATATAAATCACCTGGCAGACATGCTTTATGATCTTTAATAGTAAGAACACACTGCTTCTGACACAGCTGTGATGCTGCACCTATATGCTCTAAAGCCTCTCCCATCCACTCTATTGCATCATCTATCCATTCATCACCAGTAGGCCTCAAATCTCTGAAAACCTTTCTAATAATCATCTTACTTGATATGTTCTTATATACTGCCATGTTTATCTCCAGTTACTACAGCTACCACAGTTCCATGCACGTAGCGATTTATTAATTCTTGAATTAGGATCTCTCTGACCTTTAGCTCCTGTACGTTTAGCTTTCATACCGCACATTCTACTACAGAAACTAGAACGTCTTTTATTTCCTTTCTTTTTACTAGGAGCTTTTAAGTTACCTCCTGTTGATCTATTATAAGAAGCTCTACCTGCAGCGTTTAATCCGCCGCTAGGGTTCTTACCTGCTTTTCTTGTCCATGCCGCTGTCTTTGCCATAATTATATTCTTGCTGGTCCAGGTAGTATAAATCCACCACCCTTCGCACGGTTAACTTTCTTTTTCTTTTTATATCTACTAACTCTACCTTTAGTATTCTTCTCTTTCTGTGCTGCCGCTTTCTCAGATTTTGACAATTCAGACCATGTAGATGGTGTATCCTTGGATATACGTCTAGTAGGTCTAAACGTATTCTCCCCACCACTGTAATCTTTCTTACCTCTAGGTGTTCTCCACTTCTCTTTAAACCAGCGCTTCAATCTAGCACCTGCAGCAGTTTTTCTTACAGCCATTACTTTTTCTTTTTAGGCTTTCTGTGCGTATAACCTTTCTTGTCCATACGCTCATGATCAGCTTTTCTATTAGCCTTGTACCCTTTACCTGTTTTAGGATCATACATCATATGTGGCTTAAACCCACCTTTCTTCATAAGTGTACGACCACTACCAGAAGTATCTGATAATATACTAGTAGCTAAGCCACCATCTCTCTTTTTCTTTTTACTATTTCCCCAGTTAGCAGCTCCTACTTTACGACACTTAGCCATTGCACCACTTCTGTATGCAGATGTCTTGGGACCGTAACGAGCTACAACCTTATGATAACACGCGTCTTTTGGCATATCTAATTCTTTTTAAATTTTAAATAATCTAGTTCATCTAACTCCTTCAGTTTACCTTTGTTACCCTTCACTCCTCGTGTAGCATCAAATCTGTAAACTGTTTTGTTCTTTACTTTGCACTTACCCTTACGCCAGTAATACTTAAGGTACTCGCTATCCGTATAGTATATGTGCCACTTGACACCTTCTCCAGTGTCTTTGTTAAAAAGCTCATCACCATTTGCTAGTAAATCAGCTTTATACTTATTTGACTCGCCCCAATCTATACCAGGACTTCTTGGATCTCTCTCCATTCTTACGATGGAAAGAGTTGATAGGTTATAACCCATGTTAAACTCTTTACCATCTAGAATGTAATCTATAATCATCATGTTAAACTCACTACATATATCAACAAAGGTTTGTTTAGATACACTGCTGTCAGTTTCTACATAGTCATTGTATATATGAGAAATCGTATGCTGCACTAATCTCTATCTAAGTCAAATGTAGGCATTTCTAAAAATCCACCAGTCTTGTACATGCTTGCGGCTAGTCTTGCTGCCGAGCCTTGCACACCTTTCTTCATAGATTTTCTTTGCTTTCTAGCAGCTTTCTTTAACTTACCTTGAGCAGTGGCTTGATCGCCAGCTAGTCGTTTTCTATCAGCAGACTTCATTTTTCTATCTGCTCTTTTATTAAGACCTTTTGCTACACGCTCTCTTTTATTCTGACCTCTCTGCTCTTTTCTAGCTTCCTTTTGGCCTGAACGCATTTCCTTTCTATCTTCCTTTTGCTGCTTCTTAAGGTCCTTCATTAATCCACCCTTTTTAGCATATAGCTTAGGCTTGGTATTTGTTCCAGGAGTTGGAGGTTTTACAAATGGTTTCTTCTTACCTTTGGCCTTTTTATCCTTTACAGCATTTTTCATAGGCTCCTTCTTGTTTCCGTCTCCGTCCATATCAAGATAATCAGGCTTAGCTCCGCCAGCCTTCATCATTTTCTTTTTACCACCGTACATCATCATCTTTTTCTTAGATCCTCCGTATGTGTACATCATTTTCTTTCTCATTTTAAAAATATTTATAATTATAGTTATTGTTTGGGCGCTGCTGGTCTACCCTGATCCTGCAGCGTATCATTAGTTGTATCATTAACCGACGAAGATAACATCATAAGTTCGCCACTCATAATACCCTGTGTAATTGTTTGTAACATATCCATAGGAATAGGAAAATCGCTATCATCATCATAACAATCATCCCCGTCACAATCATACTTAGAGAGATCCTCAGGGTCTTCAAATATCCCTCTTACATTTATAAACTTTAAACCATCTGCGTTATATACATACAAATGATCCTCAATCATATAAGCTTTCATTTTATTTTTAGTATACTTATCATATGGCAACCACTGCACTGTATTTGAATCTACAATAGGAATAGTTCCTGTACCACTAATGTCACCAACATAAGTAACCGCATCCTTAAAATTAAATCTAACAGTCTTTGGTATTTTTCTTACAGTTCTGTACACAGCGCATTCTGTAGGTAGATTGCAACATTTAGAAGCGTCTACTTTTATCAACTCTAAGCAACCTAAATCTTGCTCTAAGTGTCTAGTAATTACTCCGTTTCTAGCAAAGTCTCTACGTATAAGCATAGCTCTGTAGTACTTTACATTAAATTTAATTTGACTGGTAGATATATGCTCGTTGTTGCTAGATCTACCTCCTCTAACTAAATTTAAAATATTATATGCAATCTCATTCAGTGTCATGTGTTATATGTTCGTTTGTAAATATCCTTCATATCCGCGTTCTTTACTCCATATATGTGCCTGTCCAGTTCTCTTTGCTTCGTAACCCATCATCTTGTGCCATGAGTCATTACCACATATAGAAGGTATAAACCTTACCTTTACTCCTCGATATTCATTAACCTGTTCTTTGTGTTTATGACCACAGTGAACTTCTCTAAACTTAGTCTGAGCAAACAACATGGGTTGTTCAGTAGCCATTATTAGTGGCATCTCAGCTGGTTTCTCTTTGTCTCCGTGTGTAAACATAATTAAGTTAACTCCGTATTTATAATATTTTCTAGAATCAAAGTTATTATCAACTCCAACTCTTTCGTCATTCTTAAAGAATGCTCTTAGGTATTCACCTGCATAGAACATTCTTTCGTAGTCATGATTACCTTGTACAATAATCACATCTACTGGTGCAGATTTGGCTAGGTAGTTTATTGCTCTTACCATAAGATTACAATATCCTACGAATGTTTCTTGCCATTCTGCTGAGTCTTGCTGAGGTGTACCTTTAGTGGTAGCACGAGAATATCCCTCAGAGTTCATACCATCATTACCTATAGGCAACAAGATTCTTTCTATGTTTAGGCCTTCCGCCTTAGACAACAAATCTTTTACAGTATTCATATACTCCTCCTCAGCTTGGTCAAGTGTCTGTCCAGTATACTTACCATAGTGAATATCTGGTAAGGAGATCTCATATACTACTGGGTCTTGGACGGTGTTGTAATCCTTTTCAACCTTTGGGCTGTAAGACTCTAGAAGTGCAATCATTTCTTCCTTTGCTTGCTTCATTAGATCGTCTTCTCCTTTGACTACGACAGAGAATCTATGATCCCCTTGCATGTTTTGCCAAAACTTAACAGACTTGACATCTGTTTCTTCTATTTCATTATCTTTTAAGAACTGTTTGAACTCACTTATCTCTGAAGTACTTACGTTATCCAGATCAAAGCCAGATTCTTTTGCATCTATTCGCGCTTCTGTTAATGCATGTCTACATGTCTCTACACTACAGTTTAGCTTCTCTGATAGTCTGGCTGCACCCTCTTTCAGGTAACCAGGCTTCTCTTTTAGAAAAGCTTTGATTTCATCTTTGGTCATAATATTGGTTTTGGTTATTAGTCTTCTTTACTATTTTTCTTTGAACTGCCGCCAAAAAAGAAATCAACAATTGTGTTGACTTTTGCCGACATTGCTCCAAAGATAGTAGAAATAAAGCTAATTTCAAACTCTCCCAAGTTTATATCTCCTAGAACAAAGTGATTAAACATCACAAAACTAATGCCAAAGTATGCAACTGTGAACAAAGTTGCTAACACTTTTTGGATGATAGCATCGTCCTTGTACATGTCACGTGCAGACTTTCTATCTTCTACTTCTTTAGCAAAAGCCTCACGTTCTGCCTCTAGCATTATCTTTTGTAATTCTATCTTAGCCTGATCTCTTTCTTTATCAGTTGTAATTACTTTGTCTAATATTCCTTCGGCGTTGTCTAGGACTTTCCCAAACAGCCCGCCCATTACTTTTTGTATCATATTAATATTGATTTGATGATCTTCTTCTATTATTATTTGTTGTTGTTTTATTGTGCTCATAGTCTACTATAACATCAACTTTTTGAGTTGCTTTCACTACAAAGTTAAATCTACTACCATGTCTACAAGGGTGATCTGTAAACAGTGATAATGTAGTTCCTACAGGTAAAGTAACACCTTTTACTTTATGATATATTTTTTGATCTTCCTTATTTACATAATCATCATTTGATGCTTTGTTCCCTGAATTTAGATCACCGTGTAGTTTTATTGTTTTAGAAAGACTAATGTGCTCTAGATATACATCTACAACGGCTGCACTACTATCTACATTTGCTATCTCACACTTGTGTATAGTAAATACCCCACTATCTTCCCTATGAATAACAATGTGAGGATCTGTTGATGTTATATTTCTATATTCGTACTTCACTATTTCAATGTTAAGGTTACTGTTTTAGTTACAGGAGATTTAGGATTAGTAGAGTCAACTATTGTTATAGTTAGAAAATAAGTACCTTTAGAATTTACTACATCAAATTGCATAGTGTGATTTGCAGTTTTTAAATTCTGACTTACTTTAGCTGTGTTAGCAGTTATAGCGCTAGCTTGACTAGTTGATATACCTGTCTTAGCTGTATTAGCTACTATGGCATCAGCTTGTGACGTAGTTATACCTGTTTTAGCAGTATTAGCTGTTATAGCGTTTGCTTGACTCGTAGTTATACTAGTTATTTCGCTAGTAATAAATCTTCTTAATTCTTCTATGTCTTCCGATAGTTGTTGTACAGCATATAAAGCAGGAGCTAAATTTTCAAACATACCTTGATCTAATATATGATCTCCATTATCAAACTGATTTTTAATCTCAAGTTCTTTAGAGTCTGTTATAGACTTAGAGTCTTTTGCTCCTCCAGTCTTTTTATTAAATATGTCTTCTGATTTTCTATTTGCTAATGCCATGGTTTATGTTGTATATTCCCAAACAATAACAGCTTGTATATTTGCTGTTGATGATGATGATTTAATTAGTGATACATTTACTACATTACCAGCACTAAACGTTGCTGAGCTAAACGAGGTAGATACTGATGTTTCCGCTGTATTTAGATTTATATTAGTAACTTCTTCTACAGCTGTTCCAAAATTAAGAGTGGTATCTGTTATTTTATGAAACTGTAGTTTACAAGCTGTACCAATAGCAGCTGAAGGCCTAATTAAAACTTTAATAATTCTACCATCATATGGAGCTATTGTTCGAGTATAATATTGACTTGTACTGCTAGCTTCGTTTAAGTTATTATAAGGAAAAAAGAAATCGTTAGTAGTGCTTGATCCGTTCATAAAAAAATGGTGATGAGATATTACCACTTGTTTTGTAGCGTTAAGAGCTGTACCTGTAATATCACTATCTAAAAAAGCCATAGTACCAGAAGCATCAGGAACCGTTATTGTTCTACTTGCAGTTTGCTCTGTTATAGAAAATTCTGTGTCATTACCATCTACTACAGGTCCTTCAAATATTAAATTACCAGTTAATAATGTTTTTTTATCAGAACCTCTAAATGAAGCTATAGTGCTTGTGCCTCGTAAAGTCGTTCCACTACTTTCACCAAGAGCCCCTGTTTGTAAAATTATTGATCCTCCATTAGCATTACCAGTTGCTCTACCGCCAAATAATTGTAAATCTCCACCTGCTTTATTTGTACCAGTAGCATCACCGCCTCTTACATATAAATCTCCTCCTGCCTCGTCAGTATGTCTTAATCTTCTTATCTGAGCAGCGCCATCATCATCGTCTCCAACATCTAATGCTTCTGAATTGTATGTTAATCCAGATTCTGCTTGAACTGCAGATGTGCCGTTACCTGTTAATATAGAGTTTGATGTTAAGGTTGTTGCGCCAGTTCCGCCATTAGCCACAGGTAAAGTACCTGTAACATCACTAGCTAAATCTGTTGTGCTGCTTATAGTTGCTTTGACTATTTTGTTGTTTGAATCTAGGCCTAAGTTACCACCACTAGCAATAGTACCGCTGCTTACATCTTCTAAGTAAACATCGCTTCTAAATCTAGCAATAAAATCTTGTATGTACTGACCTATAAACTTCATTAATCAAAATCAATATATTCTATCGTTACTTCTTCTCCTTGTTCTATCGCCTTTGCAATAGCTGGATAAATCCTCTTATACGCGTTAACGCTCTTACCAACGAACCCATCACGGAGAATAAGATTGTTTTCTTGACTATCTCCAACGATAAGACAACCAGCAGTATGCTCGTCAGTGTTTCCAGTATGAATAAGAATATACTCAAAACCAGGAACATCAGTGACATGCAACATACCACGGTGTATACCAGGATATTTTTTATCGTATCTAGCATGGAATCCTCCTTCTTTTCTTAGTTCTATTTTATATGTACCTAATGGTATTCTTGTCTCGCCTTTTACTTTTAGAACACGATGTTCGTCTTCTAATGTATAACACAAAAAGTGTCTGCCTAAATCATTTACTTCAAACAACAATCCATGTGTACAGTCTGACTGTGAGCTAAATCTTAATACTTCTAATTTCATTCTATAATTAGTTTTGTTGTTATGTTTAAGTTTTCCTTAGAAATCTTAATTAGATATATACCTTTGTTAAGTTTTATTGTATTTGCTTTATCTTCTAATATCAACTTACCTAACATGTCGTATACTTTTATTCCTACCTCAGCTGTAAAGTTTACTACACCTGTTGATGGATTAGGATATGGTAGTACGCCCACTCTCTCAAACATTGCTATGTCTGTAGGACCTGTCCATCCATCTACACAATAGTTATATAGATCATAACAAGGTGTGTCCCACTGATCATCGCAGCAATATGGATCTATACTAATCACCCACTCAAAACACGCATTAGGTATATAGTATGGTACACTTGCATCACACCCCGATTCATAGTAACAACTGCTATCAGTAACATTAGCTAACGGTTCATAGTTTACAGCTGTAATATCCATACAACCAGGGAATGGATATATACAAGTGTTATTATCTGTGTTAGCTGTGGCATCATAATTCATAGCTGTACTGTCCATACATCCATATATGTAAGGTATACAACTACCATTGTCTGTGTTACAAGTATCACAATAGTTAAACATACTAGGATCTGTACAACCGAATATTACTGGTATACATGATCCATCATCGCTATTAGCTGATGAATTGTAGTTAAAGGCCGCAGGGTCAGTGCAGCCCCAAACAACGGATATGCATGAGCCGTCGTCTGTGTTCGCTAAGCTATCATAGTTAAATGCTGTAGGATCTGTACATCCATAGTAAAAAGATATACAACTACCATCATCAACATTTGCATTGATATTATAATTAAACATTGTACTGTCAGTACACCCTTCTACGATAGCAATACAAGAGTTAGGTAACTCAACGTTAGCCAGTGGATCGTAATTAAGTGCAGTTGAGTCCATACATCCGTATACAACCATCGTAGTACAACTACCATCGTCATAGTCATAAGCCGCGTCATACTCCAAATAAAGTGGATTAGTACACCCTGGATTATAATAACAAGTTCCATCATCTGTATTTACTGTATCGTTATAGTTTACTGCTAGGCTGTCTATACAACCATATGTTCTTTCTATACAATTATTACCGCAGTATGGTTCTCCCATAATTGGAAAGAATGGTGGTATAGGATTTACAAATCCACCTTCTATGTCTATAGCTACATAATCTTCAGAGTATAAGCTATAGCCACACTGTACAGCGGTAAAGTCTGATTGCTGTGTTATTTCAAACACTGCTCTAACAGGATAACCTGCTGCTAAGTTTACAAAGAACGTTGTATCAAAACCATCTAGCAATGTGTATGTACCAACAACTTGATAGTTAAATGGTGGCATCATACTAGTTGCCTGTGATAGTTTCAATGAAGAACCAGCCCAGCCGTTACCAGCTAAGTCGGTTAATTCTAACTCGTGCATACAGCTATCTATATTTATATCTGTATTAGCTGAGTCTATATAATTATATGCTAATGAGTCTGTACATCCATATATCTTTGGTGTAAAACACATACCTGTGTCTAATGTAGCTGTTAAGTCAAACTCTACATAACTGCTATCCATACACCCGTATATTGGTGGGGGCGGAGGACATCCAGAAGTATATATTGTATCATATATTTGATAGCCAAAATCAGCTACAGGTAAAGTCCATATAGTGTCACCACATTGCTCTATATATATAGAACCATCGTTACCTCCCCACAAGCTACCTGCAACACCATCACCATATTGATCGTTTAATATAAACAGAAAACTATCAACAGGTACACATATACCTGCGTACTGTGGTTCATAATCTACTATATTAGTATATGGTCCACCTTCTAACAAAGTGTCACCACTAAACGTAACTAAATGCCATGTTGTTTCTTCTGGATATTGATCAGGATTAATAGTAATATCTAAACTCCAAGAACTAGGAGGACATTGTCCAAATGCTGTAGCCACAGTAAATACTGCAACCATTAAAAAAGCGTATAAAAATTTACTAAAGTTATTCATTATATATTTTCAAAAGTTACATCGGTTAAAGTTAAGTTTGGTCCTGTAGATACTATTACATCATTACCATCTTCTTCAAAAGGATAATATACTATAGGCTGTGGTGTAATTAAACCTCTATGATCAGCTAGCACTCCACCATTGTATAATGCAGTTACATCTGAACCAGATAGTTGACTATTATATATTGCAAAATCTCTTACACCTAGTTGACCATAAGCATCAGCATACTCCCAATACCCTATACTAAAAGAATCAAACTCATTTATATCTGTGTTTAGTGAGCCTGAATCATTGTCTATCACTTCACATTCATTACCATTCCAAAATATCTTCCAATCTAAGGTACCTCTACTACAAATTATATGTACAAATCCATCATTATTTGTTGTTATAGAAGGGTTATCACTGTCCCACATTTTCTCGTGGTCAGCGGTACTACTACCTGTTATAGTCGAATTGTTTGGACTGCCTGAAGCGCTTAATCTCATTATTTCATTTTGTCTAGAATTACCAGGATTTGAACTTCTTAGTTCCATAACAACATCATTTTTATTGTTAGCAGAACCGTCTTCTATCATATAATACATTCTAAATGATTCGTGTACATCTGTATCACTACCTAACATAAAAAATGGTATATTGTTAACTACTGCATCAGCTGGACTTGCAGGTATAGTCCATGTAGCCTTTATCCACATAGAAAATGTTATATTTTCTCCAAGAGTACCACTGCCCGCTAATATGGCAGGCAGTCTACCTGGTGCTGCTAAAGCCTTACTACTTGATCCATTAAAGCTAGCGAATCTTGTGGCATATGGTTGATCAACTGTTGATCCTTTTATTGTGCTTAATCCTAATCCTAAAATATTTGGCATATTAAAATTTACTCATTATTAATTCATCTATATAGTCTTGCACTTCTTTTCTGGTAGCTACTAACTTAAAACTCAAATCTGCTTGAAAACGTTTTACCTCTTCCCCGTCATCAAATACAACTATCGTAGGCACCACCGCTATACTATACTTACTCTGATTGTCATTGTTATCAATACTTTTTATTTCTTTTTCACAATCTCCTAACTTTTCAAACCAAATAACATCATTTGCAGAGTTAAACCCAGCGTTAAAGTGTATAACTGTTACCTGTGAAAAAACAGTATGTGAGGCTATTAGGAAGAGTAGTACTAGTAGTTTTTTCATCAGTTATAAATTTTATCTTCTATTTTTTCTAATGTAACTTTTATATCCTTTACATCCTCTTGAGTTGTCATAATTGTTTGACGAATCAGTTGGTCTTTCATATCATACTCAATTCTAGTAATTTCAGGATCTGGAGCTACAGGTAGTTCTTTAGCTTCCTGTATGTCAGCTTTTAATGTAAACCACATACCCGTCATGCTTACAAGAACAACGCCTAGTGCTATAATAGTTTCTAAGCTAAGTTTTACTTTTGTTTCTTTGCTAATTTCTGTTGCCATTTTTTAAAATATAACGTAGTTAATTCCTAATTTAAAATCGTACCATTCTTTATTCCAATACTTATTGTATTTACCTTCAATAAAACATCCTAAATGTTTTGTTGCTTTCAGTCCAAATATTAATCCTCCTGAGTAATCATACCATTGCTCTCCATCATTAAAGTTGTGGAATGAATATTGTCCACCATCATCATAATGATATGGCATTAGGTTGCCCCAAGAGTGCAACCAAAAGTTTTTCTTATAGTGATAGAAATCAAAACCTATAACTAGTGAATGTTGCCATTGGTTTGCAAGCTCATTACGTTTTTGATCTACATAATCTGATAACACTTGTGGCATTACTATTTGATTCCATACCTCAGCGCTAGTGGCTACAATAGCTCCGTCTGGTGCTCTGTATTCAGATTCATATACATCTATACTATATCCTTGTTCAATAGCAAGATTAGTATAATGTATATCACCAGTAGTCATTGTCCACTCTTCTAGCGGATCATATCCATACGGCTCTGCTAGTCTTTGCACAGCTCCTACGTTGAACGATAACTTTTTATTACCATTCAAACGCACTCTCTGTGTACTCTCAAAGTACTCTATGTCTGCAAAACCATCTTTAATATATTCTACTTTAGCTAACCATTTTGACTTTACATATCTAATAAAGTGATGCTGATCAAAGTATTCTATACCTTCCTGTCTTTTGTATTGTACTTGAAACAAATACTCAAAAGGATTTCTACCTACACTAGCTGCATCGCTAAATGAAGACTCTGTACCATCTTTAAATGGTGATGTACCTTCATATTGAAATCTTTGTATCTTACGTATACCCATAGATAATGAGTAGTCATAAGGTGTAATAATAGTATCATAATTCAATGTACTACCATCTAGAGAGTATACATCTCTATCTGATAAAGACGTACCACCATTAGCTGCTACATAGAATGTAGAAAACTTTATAGCTTTCTTAAACTGTGCACTAGCAGTAGTTGATAGTAGTAAAAATATTATAAATAATAATCTCATATTACGATCTAGTAAAGAATGCATATTCTGCTTGTATCGTATTTGCAGAGGCTTCTAGTTGTAAAAGAGCTGATCCACCTGTGTCATAAGGTAAAAACAAAAACTCTCCTGCTCTAAGCTCTGCTATATGATTGCCATCAGAATATTCTACTTTTAATTTATCTGTTACATTTTTTGCTCCTGCTGAGTTCAATCCTAAATGTTTTATATATACAAAACGCTCTACATTAGCACTAGGAAGAATGATAGTATCACCTCCTGTAGTAGTTGCACTTACACGAGACAAGTTTTGTGAAGGATTAGTTGTAATTATACGATCTGTAACTCTTATTTGTGATGGAGTTCCAAAACCTCTACTTGTTATTTCTAATTTAACATCTAATGTTGCCATATCTTTTGTTTTTAATAGTTAATATTATGATCCTGCATTTACAGGAACCACACCATTTTTTGCGTATGCAATAACTCTGCCGCTATCTAGCTCAATAGATGTAAAATCACCGTAAATAACCATACCTTTTGGTATTGTAATTGTTCCAGGAGCATCTATGATATTTGTAGTACATTCTGAAGTATCTATAACAGATTCTTCTAATGCAGCTATTGCAAAATATGGTCCTGTATGTTCTACAGTATCATCAATAAAATGAGCTACTGGTGCTAAGCTATCATTCAAAAGATCACGATTAGTTTTTAATAAACTTTCTGAAATTGTTTGAGCCATTATTCTATAATTTTATCTATGTTAATAATTTGTTCTCCAGTAATATCTGTTGGTAAACAGTTTTCTGGTATACCGTGCAGTTCAACTTCAGTCTCTTCTAATAGTAGTTTATCTATCTCAGCCAGCTGCTCTTTACGAGCATCAACAAGTTCTTTATTTTCTTCTTCTAATTCAGCTATTGCTTGATCATCTTTCTTATTCATAAGAACTTGCATCTTCTGTGACAACTCTAAAAATTCTTCACTAGGCTTACTAGCCTCTTCAATGTCCTTAAGCTCTTCTTGTATTACTCTAATATTCTTAGATACTAGCAATCCAAACTTAACTCCTTTTAGTTGTTGTACCGCTGTTAGTCCATTGAACAATTCAACAAACTCACCATTTTTCATTTTTACTTTCATTGTCTATATAATTAATTGGTTAATATTATACACTATTGTTAATTACTAAGAAGTGAATCTTAGAAGCAGTCGTAGATGTAGCTCCCGTTGCTGCTGGGTTGTGTATTGTAATTTTACAGCTACCTCCTGCAATAGTATGTACTGCAGCTGTTAGCTGTGCGTTATTAGTTGTATTTTCATCTTGTACAGTTAGTAGTATAACAGAGTCTGCTTGTATTGTACTATTTGTAAATGTAAACTCTGCGTTAGTTGCAGCATTTAAAGCAACAGCCGCTAACTGTATTATACCGGAAGTAGTGTTTAATGTTACTCCTGTAGTGTGATCAGTTGCCTGAGTTACTGTACCACTATTAGTATGTACAATACCTTCAGTAGCTCCTGTAATAATTAAACTACCTGCATTTACTGTAACATCTTGATTACTGTCTACAGTCATAGCCGTAGTCCCTACTCCTCCAGCTGTATGAGTTCTTAGTAATACACTACCAGGTGTTCCTGATGGAGAATCTCCTGCAAGTAAATCTACATGTCCTGCATTACCACTACCTGTTGCATCTCCTCCAAATAATGCAAGAGTTCCACCAGCTGAATTTCCACCACCTGCAGTACCTCCATAAATTTGTAGTTTAGCTCCTGCAGTTCCTGATCCTGATGTTGTAGTTTTAATATCATAAGCACCTTGATATGCACCAGAGTTACCTATTGTAATTGCTGTAGTAGTTGTACCTTGTATATTTAACTGACCTGTAGCATCTCCTGTTGTTAACGTAGATCCTGAGTCATTAAGTATTACTTTACCATTAGTGTGTACATATAAACCTCTATCAGATCCGTCGTCACTAATGTAGTTAGTATTCAAGTCAATATTAAAACTACCTGTATCTAGGTTAGCTGCTAAACTCGCTAAACTAGCTCGAAGCTCAATTGTACCTGCACCATTTACAATAGTCATATTAGCTCCAGCTGTAAGTGTTGCTACTGATGGAAAGCCATTAGTTGCATTACCTATAAGCAGTTGTCCGTTTGTAGACATTGCTGCTGTAGCTGCTATTGTGTCTGTATCATTAGCATATAGAACTGAGCCCTTTGTTATCGCTGATAGTCCTGTACCTCCATTTGCTACCGCTAAATCAGTACCACTCCAATTTGAGTTATTAATTGTCTTTAAGAATCCTGCACTACTGTTATCACAGGCATTAAGATCTATCTGTGCTTCCACTAGTGTAATTACTAAGTTATTACTTGCTGTAGTTACAGTTACTTTAGCATCAGCAGACTTCAGTCCTTTGAATACAATCTGATTTTTATTTGTTAGTGTAGCGCTCGTATAGAGCTCTTGCGAGCTTGTGCCTGCTGTAGACACTGATGGAAACAACGTTTGTAGTTGTAATTTTTTAGCCGATTTTGTGCTAGAGTTAGCTACGAGTAAAAAATCTGTAGACGCTACGCTAGTTTTTGAAAGGGTACTTAGTGATGTTATTTCTGCCATTTTATTATATTATTTTAGTAGGAGTCGCCTGCTGGCCCTCCTGTTGAACTATCTGTTTCATTTCCTCCATCTGTTAAACCTGATTGATCTGAAGTATTATCAAATGCAGCTCCTCCTATTGTTATATTACTTCCACCAATATTAAATGTATCTGTAACCTTTGAAGAAAGAGCATCTGCTGTTCTGTATGGAGGTATGCCACAGTCTTTGCAATACTCATGTGCAAACTTAAGAAAGTTTGGTAAATAATTATTCTTTTCATTTACTATAGATGCTGTTTTACACAACTTCCATCCACTAGCTGAATCATTAGAGAATGGATCTATGTCTAATCCAGCATTAGATATAGCTACATATATAGGTCCTGGTAAGTTTTGTGGGTTAGGAGTAAATGGTCTTTTAACGTGTACTCCTAAGTTAAATAGTCCAGCTGCTGCATTAGCTGGATTCCAAAATAAAGAACCACTATCAACCCAATTGTCTTTACAAACATTAGATGCTGTACCTGGTGCAGGTGTATCATTATCTGAACAGTTGAATATACAAGGTAATCCTTTTCTATTCATAAGATCATTAATAATAACCATCTTCATGGTCTCCATCGTAGAGCAGTTGTTACCTATTCCTGTAATATGTTTAGTATAAAATCTGTGTCCTACTCTTGCTATACACTCATTGTTATATTCTATTAGCCTATCAATAACTTTAGGAACACAAGCTAGCACAGTAGTAACTTCAGGAGGATCACCTATGTATGGAGGATCTCCATCATACTCACACCCACATCCATCTGCACTTGGATCATAGTAAGTAGCATTTGGATTGTAATTACTTGCATTTGGGTCTGGACATCCACATACAGGATCTGGAGGACAGCATTCTTCGCTATATGTCCCATTACCACAATCACATCCACTTGGTGGAGGTGGATCTTCTGGGTAAGTGCATGAACCGTCATCTATTGTTGCTAATGGATTATAGTCTGGTGATTCTGGGTCAGTACAATCATAAACATTATCATCGTTACAACCATCTAAAGAAACAGTCATTACGGTGCTTAATATTCTACAAAAATCAAATGGATCTTGAATTTGAATTTCACTACTGTCAAAACAGGTATCCATAAAATACACATACACATTATAAACTCCATGAGGTATACCTGTTAATAAAATGCTATCTTGACCTACACCCCCAATTGGAGTTATTAAGTCAGATGTGTCCATACTATTATAAAAACCATCTGCAGTTACACCGTCTACAGCTGTACCTCCCCAAAGATTACTATAAAACTGACCAGTTACAGGGTGCCCTATCTTCCACCAATACGTTAAACATCCAGTGTTTGCTATTAAATCTGTTAAATTAGGTAAAGTAATTTGTAATTGTCCAGTAGATTGATCATCACACAGTTCTGTCACAACGTTAAAAACTGAACTAGATCCTGCACTACCAGCTGAAAGCACACCATCTTCTCCTATTAAACTACTCTCTATAATACAGCAATCACTGTTTTGTTCAATGCTTGCTTCACATTCAGCTTGACTTGTAAATCCACTTTGATTAAATTCATTATATGTACAAGTGGTACAATCAAACGGCTCCCAAGATCCTGGCTCAGTGTACAGACATGAACCATCATCTACAGTAGCAGCTGGATCATAATTTATTGCAGTTGGATCAGTACAGCCTGGTAGAGCAGGCGGTTCTGGATAACTACAACTACCATCGTCTATAGTTGCAGATGGATTATAATTATCTGCAGCTGGGTCTGTACAACCAGGTATATCCTCAGGTTCTTCAAAAGTACAACAGTCTAGCATTAGTTGTTGCTCAGCTGCTGAATATACTTTTGTATATGTATACTCTTCTGCCCATACCCCATATTCACCCCAGTTCATGGTAAATGTTGTAGAAACAGGAGGACCATAAGAATTAAGAGCAGCACAGGTCATGCCTTGGCCAAAATTAGCATTACTCAGTAACATGCTTTGTAGAGATACCTGGCCTCCGTAGAAACTGGTTCCGTTAGCATGAGTATGCTCTACGTTAATAACAATCATATGCAACCCTGAGGCACCGTTAGAAGGATAATTAAAACCATCAGAGTTTGTACCTCCATCAGCATAGCTAAGTGGTATACCACAATTATGTAATGCTGAGTCTGTATTAGTGTTATAAACATCCCAACAGAAAAGCTCAGTATAGATATACTGAGTTAAGTTTTCTAAATTATTATTAGTATTAAAGTATGTTCCATTAGGCAAGCATGGATGATTCTGTTGACTTACATTAAATCCATTATCGTATATATTTTGTAAAAAAGGATTTAATATTAACCCATTACCTCCTGCTTTAAAACTAACTCCGCCAGAAAAAGGATTACATTCAGGCACACTGTCAAATACTAAGCTTAACGCTTCACAACTCCCTTCATATTCAGGTTCTGGGTAAACACAACCCTCACTAGGTAAGAAAAATTGTGGTATATTATCAAAATCAGTGTTGTAGTTGCTTGCTAAAGGATCAGTACAACCTTTTTGGAATACTGCAGCAACGTCACTTATTGCATAACATTGCTCTTCTTCAGGATCATTATTTGGTGTACCGTCAGCATCCCACTGATATAAGTAAACATAATATCCTGGACCTAATGCTGCTTGGGTAAAAAATTGTCCAGTAGTCCCACCCGTCGTCCCAATACTAGTCGCATTAGCAGTTAACCAAGCTTTAGCATTTCCAGCGGGGCCTAATGCTGCTTCGTTTTGTAAGTCTGCAACGCCTTCAGCTGTATCAATTCTATATAATGTTCTATCAAACGGACCAGCTTGGTCAGTAACAAACTCTTCCTCAGGATTAAAGATATGAAGATTAGGATCGTCAGAAAGTACATGATTAAAATTCAATATATCAACCCCTGTACCACTAATTGAACCGTTTGTAAGACTTACACCTTCTGGAGTACTAGTAGCAGCCTCAGTTGACATTGCTCCTATATCAAAAGCAGAGCCTAAAAAAGTTGGATTATTAGCGTCTGCAAATAATAAACCAGAGTCAGCATCACAAAATACACAAAGACTATCTTGATGCGTATCAACACTGCTATCATGATTAATAGCTGTACTAGTGCTTTTACATCCAAAGTCTCCCTCACCCTCATTACCTCCGCCAGTCTTTAATGGTATATATACTTCAAATCTTCTATTACACGCTGTTCCTGAAGTTGAATCTGTTACACTAATAGCATAGTATCCAGGATGTAAAGTACCAGGAGAACTAGGAATGGTAATAGTATCAGTAGCAACATTATTCATAGTTATGGTGCTAAATGAAACAGTTGGATCATCTATACCAGTTCCACTTTCATCAACAGTTACTGTATAGTTTTGCGTACCATTAATTACGTTTACTGTGATAAATCCATTTGCTGTTCCATCATCAGCTACTGTAGCATCAGATATACCCGTTACAACTACATCAAAATCCTCACATCCTGTTGTATATTCGCAACATCCTCCATCAACAATAATGCTATTGTTTATTATATCAGCACTTAATGCGCTGCCAGTACAATCGTTAGCATGAGTAGTTCCTGAATCTACACAAGGCAACGCTTGATCTGTACAACCTTTTAGATAATAGTTAGTAGCCTGATCATCTAAACATGCTCTAACCTCATTTCTTGGGTTACCTTTGCTATCCTCTCTTGGTATTAAACTATCTACTAATATACCCCCGGCCACAAAACTGCTTGGCGTCGCTCCTGTGTCTGGAGAAGTTGGGCTACATAAAAATAAAAGTTCACCGCGATCATCAAGACCTCCTCTAAATCTACCTAAATCTTTAGAATCAGATGAACTATTATTGTAACCTATGTCATTTAAAAATTTGTTCTGTAAAGAGGTAGATCCAATATAAGCTGTACTACCACCTGTTAAATAATAAAAATCTTTTCTGCTACTAGTATCTAAATGTGAGTTACTAGACTGTGGAGTAACAAAAGTTTCCCTAGGTCTTGCAGTTCCCTCTCCGTAGTATAAAGCATCTGCTATATCATATCCAAGTATAGACTCAGATGATACATCAAAACTAAAAGATCTTTCTAAGGAATCAAAAGTAACTGGTAGTTCACCACCTCTTGGTATAGATGTTACTGTAAACGTTAAAGTTTGTTTTTGACTAAAAGTAACCTCAACAGAACCTGAACCTGTGTAAATGTATACTTGTTCTAAATTACCGTCTTGTAAAGCAGCTGAGCTTTTAAGAGTTAAAACTAAGCCTTTACCTAGTGATTTTACTTTATTTACAGGATTAGTTTCATGAGACGTAAGTACAAGATACTGTATCCCTGCTGCATCTTTTAGATACTTATAACTAACAAAAGTTTGTAATCCTTTTGACATAATTAACAATTACACCCACAATGGCCAGCGCACATATCTTGGGCAGTTTCATATTTTTCTCTAGCGCTATCTATTATAGCGTGAATTTGACTCAGTGTAGGACTATCAAGATAAGCAGTGTCTAGTTGTGATTCTGCTGATTTGATTAATAAAAATATTTTTTGTGCTTCAACAAAGTGTTCTGAACACTTGTTACAATCACAGTCGCAGTCTAATAGCTCTTCCATTTTGCTTGCAATGCAGCATAGTACATCGCATGCCAATAACGTGGCTGCCTTACCTACAACATTACCCGCCTGAAAAACTTCTACCATAAAAACACCGTGACTAGCTCCACCTACCTGAGAAGGTGTAACTATTGTTACAACATCTGATGAGGTGTTAGAGACGGTGTATTCAAAAAAACTGTCCATTTGACTCACCTTTATTTGTAAAGGCTCAGCGTTAGGTTGAACTCCACCTAATCCATAGGAGTTAGCTAAAACTTTAACTACTATATTTTGACAGTCTGCTGTAGATGATACTATTACACTCATATTATTTTGTTTTTGTAAAAAAGACCTACAGGGGAAACTAGTCCCCTGTGAGTCTTATATTAAATATCTAATTACGCAGATATAGGTGCAATGTAATACTCAACGTATACCTCAACTACACCACCAGTTAAAGTTGCTGTTGCAATTGTAAATTGAATACCTGTTGAAGATGTAGTCTTATCCACAACAGTGTGTTCTGTTACGTCTTCATCATCAAAAGCTCCGTTATCAAATGCTGTTGCAGCTTTTAAAGTAACTCCTCCCGCAGTAAGAGCTAAAGTTGCTGAACCACCACTTGTCATTGCTGCAGTAACTACAGAATAACATCTAACGATAACTGCATTATCAGGGATAATTGCAGAGT